GCGCGTGAGACTTTGCGTGGCGGCTTGGCAAGCTCGCTGATCTGAACTTTAGCGTTGCTGGCCCAGTCGGGGTAGCTAGGCTCGCTAAGCCCTTCCAGGGTGTCCGCAGCCTCCGTGACGCGGGCATAGCGGTCAGTCGTGGAGAACTTCTCTTCGAGGCTCTCGGCCCAGGCGCGCATCTCCTCGCCTAGTGCCGTGAACTCGCTATAGGCTTCGTTGGCGGCGTCGGCCAGCGTTGCGTCGCGCGTCTTCCACTTCGATACGGCCATGATAGCTGCTTCTCCTTATGTTGGCTTCCCTTCGACGGCCCGCACCGTGACCTCGATCCGGTTCGGGTAAGGCACGGCCAGCAAGCCCTTCTCCACGTAGATGGTGCGGATATGGGTGCTGCCGATCTCGGCGTAGCGCACCGTGTTCTTGGTCACGGCGTCCAACTCGCACTCCACTACGACAATCGGATTAGTCATCTTTACACTCCTTTACACAACTCTCGAGAGTAACATATAGTCATTAGGCGTAATCATTAGTAGGTATAAGCTCGCGCACCATGCGGTCGTGGGCCAGCTCAGCCCCGCCCCAGGTAGCATATGACTCGACCATATGGGTGGAGTTGCTGCGGAACATGCGCACCTCGAAGAGCAGCGGCGGATCGACGTAGCTCCCCTGGCGCTTGGCGTGCGCCTTGTCGATGCCGAGGAAGACGGTGGCCACGTAGGTCTTGTTGTTGCCGCTACGCCGCAGCACCCGGTTGGCGCTCTGCATCCAATGATGCCAAGCCTTCATGTCGGTGCAGGGCACCGGCTTCTTGTGCCGATCCAGCACGTAGTAATGCGAGACGTGGTAACGTCGGTCTTGTTCGGCTTTCATCGGTATCCTCACTTACGGCGAATGCTACGAAGGTTGGAGCCGTGTTCCTGCACGAGGATGCGCTTGAAGTGGTTGTAGAGATGCGCATGCCTGCGCTTAGTAGCTCCTGGATTGATGCTGACGGTCGACATGAACTTCTTGTCGATGCCAGCGATAACGATTTCACCGCTTGGCTTCTGCCAGATGCGGCCCGTGAAGACGACGCTCTTTCTCTTTGCGTTGTTCATTGTCGTTCTCTCCTATAACGCTCGTTTACTCTGGCGCTCTCTCATGACCTAGGCTCGCTCACATCCTATGGTGCTCTCATATCTATTGGCTCGCTCACGCTCCATGGCGCTCTCATTAGTTCTGGCTCGCTCGTGTTCGACGGTGCTCTCGGCGACCCTGACTCGCTCAGCTTTCACGGAACTCTCGGCCTCTGCGGCTAAGTTACTCTAGCGAGTAAGCTTTGATCGGCAGTCAGCCAGCGTCTTGTGGTGCTCATGCAACTCCTTCTCGACCATCGTCCGATGATACTTGCCGAGCTTGGTGCCCAGCAGCCAGGTCAGCCAGGCGATCTGCCGCTCGCAAGCAGCAGCGTCCCGGCGCATCTTCCTAGTAGGATCATCGGCATCCAGGTTCGCTCGTTTCATTCGGTGCCCTCCATCAGCATGGCTCGCTCTCCTACTTGGGTGCTCACAGTGTTTGCGGCTCGCTCAAGCACTATGGTGCTCTCGATCCAGATGGCTCGCTCTTCTATTGGGGTGCTCACAACATTTATGGCTCGCTCTCGTCCCATGATACTATCCGACCACGATGGCTCGCTCATGTGAGCTGGCTCTCTCTACATTGACGGCTCGCTCTGTTTCAATGGTGCTCTCCGGCACAACGGCTTACTCCGATTGATCGCGCGCTTTGATCTCGGCATCCAGCGCCTTCTTCAATGCCTCGATACGCATGTGGGCACGGCGCAGATGCTTGGCATCGTTCTCGATACGCTCGATGGCAGACTGGACGGCGGCGGCATGGAAGTGCCGATTGGCGCCGACCAGGAAAGCGTGAACGTCGGCGAGGCGGCGCAGGACCAGTGAAGCCATGTTACTCTGTGGAGTCATATCGGGGGCCACTTCTTTCGTGCTGGATGCCATTTGTCGTGCAGCCACTCGTAGAGCGGCACCACGGTGACGCATAGTAGCAGCGCCGGTAGCCATAATGCAAGGCCCAGTATGGTGCGCAGGCGTCGCATGGTCGCTCCTCTGTGATACGGCTCGCTCGCCATCAACGGTGCTCTCTGGATCAGTGGGCTCGCTCTGAAGTCTTGTTACTCTCAAGGGCAATGGCTCGCTCGCTGATGTTGGCGCTATCAATTGGTCAGGCTCGCTCTTGATGTGTGGTGTCCTCAGTGTCTTGGGCTCGCTCGCTATGAACGGCACTCACGATGCTTGCGGCTCGCTCCTTCTATTTGGGCGCTCTCATCCTCAAAGGCTCGTTCTCATCCAATGGCGCTCTCAGATGAACTGACTCGCTCATAGATAATGGTTACTCTCGCGAGTAGTGGCTCGCTCAATACTATGGGCACTCTCCGTTGACAGGGCTCGCTCATTGGGGATGGTGCTCTTCCTCTATTGGGCTCGCTCAATAGCCATGATACTTTCGCTTGACAGGGCTCGCTCCACTTAGATGATTCTCTCGTGCGTCCCGGCTCGCTCATGTCCCTTGGCACTCTCTTACGATGTAGACTCGCTCCTGCATACTTGGCACTCTACCCTGATAGGGCTCGCTCACGCATCTCGATACTAGTTCGACACAGACGGCTCGCTCACGCCAAATAGTTACTCTCTAGGGTAGTGGCTCGCTCACAGACATTGGCGCTCTCATCTACTACGGCTCGCTCAAGAAATGTGGTGCCCTCATTTATCTTGGCTCGCTCGTAGTCCTTGATGCTTTCACTGACGATGACTCGCTCAGCGTTCCTGGTGCTCTCAGCTACTATGGCTCGCTCCGCTTCCTCGGTCCTCTACTCACTGTCGGCTCGCTCCAGTGCATTGGTGCTCTCGTGGTAATCGGGCTCACTCTGCTCCCATGGTGCTCTCCATAGACAAGGTTCGCTCTGCACCCATGGTGCTCTCGTGCGGGCTGGCTCGCTTCATGTCTCTTGGTTCTCTCAGCGGATTGGGCTCGCTCATGCATGTCGGCACTCTCGTCGCGGGTGGCTCGCTTCTCGATAATGGCGCTCTCATAGGCGATGGCTCGCTCACAAGACTATGGTGCTCTCGCCTGCTTGGGCTCGCTCCTGTGGGATGGTGCTCTCCGCCTCTGCGGCTCGCTCATTGGTCGCGGTGCTCTCACCTATTTCGGCTGGTTCCACCATTGCCTGAACGAGGCAATGCAGGTCGGGCATATATCTCCCCTCAATCGGGGAACAAGGAATGTTTCGTCGTCGGCCACGCCATCCACCTGACCGCTGATCCACGCCCATCGGGTCCCAGTCTCCACTGGCACGTCGACTCGCCCGCATCTGTCGCACGTATATTTCCAACGATGCACAGTGATATCCTGGCGTGACATGTTCATTACCCTCTAGAGTAACTCAGTGCATCAACAAGCAGCGATGCAGCAAACAGCAGCGTGATGATCAGAACGGCACGATGATCGCCGACCCACCACGCGCCAACATCGGTCAAGGCCAACCAGATTGTCATGCCCACCCCTTCGCTTGCAAAGCCTCGAACAGCCCTGGGATCACCATGGAGTTCGGCACGGGGATGTAGTGCGCATGCCCCTTATGCGCGATGACGTAGGGGTCGGGCGGCAGCGTGCCGGTATCGACGAACCACCAGACACACTGGAGATGGCTGAGGAAAAGTTTGACGGCGTATCTGCGGGCGCGGGCGTCGATCTGCCCCAGCGGTAGCTTGCCGGTGCTCAGCGCCTTATACGCTTCCGTAGTCTTGTCGAACTTCTTCTCGGTGAGTATCTGGGCAGCGAGCGCGGCGTTGTTACCCAACTCGTTACGGCTGGTCTCGTATGCCTTCCTGTCCCGGTAGATGTGCCCGTAGACGCACTCGTCGCTGGCGTGGAACTTCATGAAGCTCTGGCCGATCTTCCAGCAGAGAGTTTTAAGTTGCGCGTTCCACGGTCGCTTCTCGCCCTTGCCCCATTTGCTGGTTGGGTCCAGCCCGGCGAAGCGCCAGATGTGTCCTGCCGTCGGCGCCTTCTTGATGTCGATATGGGCCAGCAGCCCGGCAGCGATCACCGGCCCGATGCCATAGATCGACTTCATCCACCTGCCGACGGGATGGGCGTCGCTGTAGCGATCCAGCGAGCGCTTGGTTTGACTCTCGAGAGTATCGTATTGCGTGGTCAGCCAGGCAATCACCGTGTGCGGCTCCGCCTTCATGGCGCGCACCTGATTGTCGCCGCGCTTGCGACCATCCTGCATCAGGTAGTAGGCATCCACCAGGAAGCGGGCTTCCTGCTCAGTGAGTGTGGTAGACGCCTTGGCCAGATCGCGATCCAGCCGTGCAACTGACGGTTCGTCGTTCATGATAGCTCCTAAATGATTGCCATGATCACAGACGCCAGCATGATCTCAATGCCAGCGGAGACGCTACGCAGCATCGCACCTACACCCTCGCCGAACATAACCCCCGCCAGCATGATGCGGATAATACTCACGACTTGTTAGCTTTCAGCGCCGCCTTGAGCGTGCCTAGCGCGGCGTCCTCGTCCTGGTGCTCGCCGTCGCCGTCGCCATCCAGCTCCTTGATGGCCTGCTTGATCGCAGCGAGCAGGTTGTTCTCGCGCACTTCGGCACGAGCGCAACGCTGCGCCATCTCTTCGTAGGTCAATCTATGCTTCGGCATTGGTTACTCTCCAGAGTCATCATGACCTAGCCCCAGCCGGTGCTGCTCCCAGGTGTGCAGTATATCCTGCATGTCGGTCCTATACCACTCCGGCAGCAGCACATTGTCAAGGGCGACCGAGACGAAGCTGCCCCGCTGCCTCCTCGCCTTCTCTTTCTTCAGCATGCGCCACTGCGAGAACAGCCTGTCGCCGATGCGCGTGGCCTCGTTGACGCGCTTGGTCAGCGCCGGGGTCGTCGACCTGCCGGGGTTGCCCAGGCGCCTGAGCGCCACCCTGATGGTCTCGAAGCGCTTGGCCGACGCATAGCCCATGCCATGCTGAGAAGCAAAGCTGAAGTGATCGGGCAGGTCCTTGGTCTCTTCCCAGGCATCGCGCCCCAGCTCCCTGAGCCAAGGCAAGACGAAAGCGATCTGGTCGGTGCTGAGCACCGGAGAAAACTGCTCGAACAGGTTCATGCTGATCTGCCAGTCCTGCGCCAGGGTGATGGCAGGGAGGATTTTCTCGTATAGGTTACTCTCCGGAGTAATGGCGGCTACACTCTCAGGAATGAAATAGCTGCGATACTTGGCGCAGCTCTCCATCGACACGTTGAACTTCAACTGTATGCTCTGATAGCGACCGTGCATAAGCACCGGGACCTTGACCTGCCCGAAGAAGTTATCCTTCGGCAAGTAGCCTGCTGCCCGACTGAACGTCGCCAGCATATCGTTGTCGCCGCCGCAGATCATCGCGTAAAGCTCTTCCGGCTCCATGTCGATGACGAAGTGCTCCAGAATATTCTCGCTTGCTTTGCTCAGCACCGAGTTTATATACTGGATCACGTATTGGTTCGTTGCCATTGTTACTCTCCAGAGTTACAACTCCCCCCGTTAGTCTTCGCCCTCGTTCTGTGGCGGCACGTAGACCACCTCGCCGAACGGCACCGGGTAGTCCTTGGTGATGCTTCCCCATATAACTGGGTAGTGCGGCGCCTGGCTGGGGAAGCTGCCGTAGAGGTCGGTCAAGTAGACCAGCACGTCAGGCTCCTCGCCCTCCTGCTTGATCTTGTCGAACACCGGATTGAAGTCGGTGCCGCCGCCTCCTTTGACTTCTCCTCTTAGTTCGTCGATGTCGTCGATCTCGGTCCACTCATGGATGGCAGCGTCGCACTGGGTGAAGATGATGCGGCGCGGCCTGACCACCTCGAGGATGGCACGGCTTTCGCTGAGGAACACGTCCAGCGTGCGCTGCGTGATGCTGCCTGAGCTGTCGGCAGCCACTATGAGTAAGTTGCAGCCGTAGGTCACACGGCCTGGGGCACCGATGCCCCGGTAAATCAGCTGCTGATTGAGTTGCTCCCAAGAGTAACGGTCGTTGCCCACTTTCCTGGTCATGGCGGCGAAGTAGATGTCCTGCCAATTGGCCTTCGGCGTCAATCTGCCCTTAAATATGCGCACCAAGCTGGCTGGCATGTCGCCGCGCAACTCACCAGACGCCATGGCGGCAGCCACGGCATTGGCCCAGCTCTGCTCGTTGCGCTCGGATGTGGCCTCGTTGGGCGTCTTGCCGCGCCCTTCACCCGGCTTGAGATGCTGATCAAAGCTCTTCCCAGAGCCTTCACCCTGCGTCTCACCTTCCTTGGTGGTGCGCTTGAGCGCGTCGCCTACGCTCGGCTGGCCCTGACCAGGACCGCCCTTCCCGTCCTTGCACGGCTTGCCACGCCCTTGCTGCTTCTGCTGCTTCTTCTGCATCTCCCAGAGGATGCGATAGGCTTCCAGCATGCCGATCTCTGGTGGTATGCGTTCGGGCCAGTGCAGCCCGCCATCCGGCATCTTGCCGATCCTGGCCTCCACTAATTGGGCGTTGATCACGTAGTCGGCAGCCACGTTCAGCATCTCGGGGTTCACCGATAGAGTTACTCCGTCGGAGTAACGTATCTCCTCCTGCTTGGCGAGCATGAAGAACAGCCCGCAGTGACCGAACATGGCATGCTCGATTTCGTGGCAGTTGACGAAAATCCGCTCGTCCAATGATAGCTGAAAATACCACTCCGGGTTGATGTAGAGAAGTTTATCGTCGGTGGCTGCCGTCGGTATCTGATCGGTGAACCAGGCATGCTCGCCGTTGCGATCCACCATCATGGCATACCAGATATCCGAGAAGCTCGGCACCACCCAGAGCATGGCGGAGCGCGTCTCGTCCCAGAGCTTCTGCTGCCGGGTGGTGAGCTTGAGCTTCGGCCACGCGCCGGTTGCCCCGGCGACCGGCGAAGCCAGCTTCATGTCTTCTACGCGGGGCATGGGTTACTCTCCAGAGTTAAACTCTTCGCCCTCGAAGATGTCGTGATCGGTCTTGCCGTGCAAGCCGACGCTGGTCACGCTGAGTTGGGGCGGCTTGCTGGCGATCATTGCCGCCGAGCCGTAGAGCATGCGCGCCGTGGTGGTGATCAGCTCGACGAACGTCTCCAGGCGCTTGGCGTCGGAGGTCAGCACATCGACCTTGAGTTCGATGTTGAACGTGGTGCGCATGTCGGCACTCTCCTTTTCCCATGTCATACTAATGTTGGCCGTAACCTCCGGCTCCCCATGCAAGCCGTTACTCTCATGGAGTAACTGCGCCGTCACCAGGGGACGGCCATAGGCTGGGCCACGCTTAAGCTGCGGCATTCTTGAACCTGTTCAGTATGGCGATCAGAGCCGTGTTCTTCTGACACCACTCAGCCACTTCCTTCACAAACGCCAAGCGGTAGTTCTGCTGCACCGCCTGACGCACGAAGATGGTCTGGAACTCCTGCTCGAGGCGCTGCATGCAGAGCAGTATCTTCGGCGCGTGCGCCTCGGTGACGCGCTGCGCCAATTTATAAGTCAGCAGCCGCTTGCCGTCCGGCCTACTCGGCAGAGTAACCGTCTCCGGCTTGGCCAGCACGTCTTCGTAGCTGGCAACTTCCTGTCCGAGCCTGATCGTTTTGAACAGCTGCGCGGAGGCAGGCACGCCGATGCCGCCCGCGACTTCCTCCTGCGTCAGCGGATCGACGGGTATCTTCTCAGAGCCAAACGATTTCATCAACGACTTGAGATGGACGTGAGCTTGATGCAGCGAGCGCGGCGAACACCAGGGGCGCTGGTCGGCAGGCAGCGGCTCGAAGAGCAGCTGCGGGTTCTCCTCGCCGAAGGTGATTACCTCCGGGAGTAACATCGCTTCGATGGCCCAGGCTTTCCAGCTTTCGACGTCATCCTTGACGGCGATCTCGATGCGCCGGTTGACCATGTGCATCAGGTCGCGCGTGGAGCCTGATCGTGACGACACCGGGTTACCGGCGAACATCGCCACCCAGCCCGGCGGAAAGTTGTGGTTTCCCAGGCGCTTGGTGAGCGCCGCCTCGCCGACGATCTTCTTCTCGTCGACGCCCATCTTGTCATACTCGTCGACGAAAACCAAGCCGCCGTCATACTCGTCCAGCGACTTGCCGTCCTCGATATCGTAGAACCAATAGGGGCGCGTGAACACGCTCGTCGTCACATCTTTCCCCTTGCTGTCGCGGGTCTTCTCGGGGATCATGAAGCCCATGGCGGTCATCAGCGTGAAGTTGGCGCCGTTGATCAAGGCGATGCCATACTTGCGCTCGGGGTCGATGCGCTGCATGAGCCGCTTGAACTTGCGCACCACGCTGGTCTTGCCGCGCCCAGGCTCCGAGGTGAAGTAATAGGACGGGCCGCCATCCTCCAGCGAGCTGAAATACATCGCTGGCAGGCGGGCCTCCAATTCGTTGAGCTTCATCGTCACTCTCCATTGCTGGTTACTTTCAGGAGTAACTCTTTACCTACGTTTACACACGCAGTGGCTTATTACGACCATAGCATAAACGTAACAGAATGTCAACTGCGACATATAGTCGCACCCACCAGAAATGTAAGCGATTGTCACTGAACATTTGTTCGTGATAGTTGCAAATGTTCAGTCGTTGCAAGCCGGGTCATGCCGGCAGTAGCCGCGCCCCCGGCAGTCGTCGGGATGACGGCAGAACGGATAGGGCAGCGCGCCCTTGGCACGGTTGGCATTATCCCAGATGGGGTTGCCGTCGTCGTCCGTTCGCACATAGGACGGCGCCAGCTTGCTGGCAGCGCGCGCGGCATCGACCGCCGCAATGGCGCGGACGATACGAAGCAATGTGTCGGCGCCATGCTGATCGACCAGCGAGCGCAGCTGTTGGCAGAGCAGAGTGCTCATCGTTACTCTCCAGAGTTACCAATACTGAAAATCGCCGAGGCGGATGCACTTATAGCCGGTGCCGCCGCCTTCGGCATGCGAGCGATTGACTTCACGCGCCAGCACCTTGCGCATGGCAGCCTGACAATCCTCCCGGCTGGCATACTCCGGCAGGGTGCCGTTGTGAGCTATGTAAGCGCCGCTGCCATTGGCCCAGCCGATGCTGACCAGCACGTAGTCCGAGGTGGAGTCGAGGGCATGCGCGGGCCAGGTCGCCAGCGTTGCCAGGACGAAAAGCAGCTTGCGCATGTTACTCTCCAGAGTTACAGTGGATCGCCACAAACAATGGCGTCACTGTTAGTGACCACACAAATGCCATCATACGACGGCCCCCAGAAGTAATTCTTGATACCGGCAATGATCAGCAGCAGAACAAACAGCACTACGCTGAATTTAATCACCAGTCGTTGCGTATCGGCATCCATGTTACTCTCCAGAGTATTACGGTCATCCACTCCTGAGCTGCCGTGTCTCATGCAGCTCAGGCTCAGAGGGCCAGTTAGATGGTTGAGATGGTCATAGGCGCATGTTACTCTCCAGGGTAAATCGTCGATGGGTATAATCTACGGCAGCGCTCCATGGCGTGCGACATGCTGCGTGCCTCGAAACGCTCGCGGCCATAGAGCCTGCCGGACTCGAAGCGCAGCTCGATGACATAGACGCCCTTGCTTACACGCCGTATTGAGCGCGCCAACAAGGGCAGGTCGTTGGGGCGCTTCGTCGTATAGACGTTGCGCATTGTCGTCACCAAAAAATTATGATAGCTGATTGCATCCGGTCATTGCGCGTGGCACTTACCAGAGCTACGCCTCGACATTGAAGTCGAACCATCGCGCAATGAGCAGAGGCAACGAAGCCGTCGCATTACTGCGACGGCTTAGTTACTCTGTAGAGTAAGTAGTCGAGGCTTACTCAGCCTCGACCTCTTCAGTCTCCTCAGCCGTCTCGCTGGCTTCGGCAGCTGCCTTCTCCTCGGCAGCCTGCATCTCCGCCCAACGCTCGGGGGCGATGCGGCTCATGACGCCGCGCAGAGCCTGGATAGCATCCTCGACGCCCTGATCCTCGACGGGATCACGGCCCTCGACGCTATCGGTGGCGTCCTTGCCCTTCTGGGCACGGCGCAGAGTCGCCATGGCAGACTCCACCAGGTCGGCACCAGTCTTGGGCGCCTTCTCTTCGCCGAGGAAGAGTTCGCGCAGCTCGTCGCTGTTCATGGCGACGCCCTTGCGATCTTCCTTGAGTTGCTCACGCGCCACGGCGACGAGCGCCGAATAAGTGGACGTGAGCTTGAGCGCCTTGCGACTGCCGGCTTCGCCGAGCAGACTAGTGTGAACCGCGATGGCATCCTCGACAATCTGCGAGGCGTCGTCGCGATACTCGTTGCCGAACTTGATCAGCGCGCGGAGCTTGGAGACCTGCGCCTTCCAAGAGCCGTCGTTGGCGTTCGCTGCCAGCTCGGCATCGACTGCCTCGCCAGCCTTCTTCGAGGCGCCAGCCCGGAAGCGACCATACAACGTGGCCGCATCATCGAGCTTCTTCTTGCCGTCCTTCGAGGTCGATGCTTTCGCATTGGCCTTGATGACCTGCTCGGCAGCGCCCTCGACCACAGTCTTGGCGAGGTTGACGAGCGCCTTCTTGCCCGTGCCGTATTCGCCGCCGATCTGGCCGACGAGCTTGGCATAGTGCTTACGCTGCACTTCGAGGTTGCCGCCGTTGGTCTCGGTCTCGGCTTCGCCGTTGCCGTTACTCTCGGAAGTAACCTCGACCGGAGCTTCTTGCGTTGCAACCGGCGCAGTCTCTTCGGCAGTCTCTTCGACGCCGACATTCTTAAGACGAACCATGATTTACCTCCACATGGTTTTTGCTTCTAGCCGCTTAAGGGGATTGCACTCGGGCGGCATAACCGAGTGTAGGCAAGTGTTAAGTATTGTCAAGCGTTATTGTGCTTGATCAACCGAAATAGTTATGTAGTTTCGCAGAGCTGCAATGCAGAAGTGCATAGCAGAGTTACCCAGCGGAGTAACTTAGAGCGGGCGATACTCGCGTGAGAGGCAGAACATGAACGTCATGCGACCGAGCTTGAGGAAGAACAAGCCACCAACTCGTCGCCATGAAATGTTAAGCATTTTACTCTCCAGAGTAAACTCTTCCCATGAACAAATAGTAAACATATATAGCTTAAGTTGTTGATATTATTGACTAATTCAGTTACACACTTAATCCGTTGCCAGTCAGACGGCCATATAGAGTAGGACATAATGAGAACAGAAGATTAAGGCGGAACGTTTGTTCTTGTATACAAAATACCCGGCCTCGCGGGGGGTTCTTATATTATACTTATTAAGTGTATTACTCATAGTATATAATAAAATCAGTGACTTAGGTATTAAAATTAATCCGTTTGCCCCTTTGCGGGGAATAAGAGTATAAGTTACCCAATGGGTAACTCGTATTGTAGTGAGTTACCCAATGGGTAACTCACTTCACAGCGAACCGACCGTGAACACCAGTTAATCTAGGATTAACCAGCGTGACGCCCTTCGGCGCAAAGGAACGATAGTCACTCTGCCACCAATGCGTGGCGCGAAGTGCTTTGCCTACTGGCAGCACTTCGACTTTGCCCACATAGGTGTTAATGAGATGGTCGCGATGCGCTTTAACGTGCGCATCATACTCAGGCATCACGCGAGGCGTGCGAACCCGCTTCGCGGCATCGGCTTCGATGCGCTCGCGTTGCACTCTCGTAAGAGCTTTCAAGACTGCCATGTTACTCTCCCAGAGTAAGTTAGAAGCTAAATTGACTAAGAGCGCCGCGCGGAACCATGTTACCGCGCGGCGCGAAATTTAAAGTCATCATGCTGGCACCTAACACAAGCTTGCAAGGCTATGTGTTACGTGAAATCCGACCCTGAAGTGTTCGGCGCTCAGTTTCACCCTTTCGCAGCGGCGCAAGTGTAAGGCGCGCCAGTGCTATCGGCCCTGAACGGATACGGCTCCCCTTGCGAAACGGGATTGCGCACGTAGCGCAATCCTGGCCTTCGCAGTGCGACCAAGGTTCACGCCGCCCTCTTCGGGCGAACGTGCTTCCCGCTGCGTGCGCACCGCGCAAGGGGGGAAGCTTTCCAGCGATGACGGCTTCGAATGTCTCGACATACGCAGGGGGAGTTACTCTGGGGGGTAATGGACCAGGGGGGTGGCCCAGGCGGGCGCGTTTAGGTAAGCGTGAAAGATATTTGGGTTGAAAATCCAACGTCTGTTCACCTTCTGTTCCTCCAGACTTGACATCCCTCTACATCTCCGCTACACTACCCCTTCGGTGCCAGGCCCCTGCCAGCCTGGCACTTTTAGCGCGCGGCCCCCTGCCTTGCCACCACAAGACAGGGGGCCATCCCCCCACCTCCTCATTACTCCGGGAGTAACACTTCATGCATGCCAGCACCTTCGAGTATTATCAGCCCACCGACGAGCAGGTAGAGAAGATGGCGCTGGCCAGGAAAGCAGCGCATGCCTATGCCACCTCCCTGGATGCCCTCCTGCCGGAAGGTCCTGATAAGACCTTCGTGCTGCGCTCCCTGCGCACTGTGGCCATGTGGTGCAACGTCAGCATCACCCGCCTGCCCGACGGCACCCCGCGTGACGACCACGGTGACCACACCACCTAGCGCTGCGCTGCTATCGCCATGAAATCCTCCACCCCCGTCCGTGAAGGCTGGATATACCACGCCCCTCCGACTGTATCCAGGTTCATGAAGAGCAACAGCTTCGGGCGCCTCCTGTGTGGTCCCGTGGGCAGTGGCAAGACCACGGCCATGCTGGTCGAGCTGGCCCGCCGCACGGGTGAGCAGGACCCGGCGAAGGACGGTCGACGTTACTCTCGCTGGGTAATCGCCCGCCAGACACTTAAAGATGCCAAGTCCACGGTGCTGAAAGATGCCAGGGGCTGGTTCGGCGCCATGGCCGACTGGCGCGTCAGCGAGAGCACGCTGCTCCTCGACTACGGCGACGTTCACTCGGAGTGGATATTCGTGCCTCTCGACGACCCGCAGGACGTCAAGCGCCTCCTGTCAACGCAGCTCACCGGGGTCTACATCAACGAGTGCGTCGAGACCGACATCAGCCTCATGTCGGATATAGCGGGACGCTGTGGCCGATTCCCCAACGGCGACTTCGGCGCCTGCACCTGGAAGGGCATGTTTGCCGACACCAACATGCCCATCGCGCATTCTCCCTGGGCCGAGTTCATCCAGAACCCCCCGTCCGACTGGGAGGTGTTCAAGCAGCCGGGCGGACGCGCGCCCGACGCCGAGAACTTGAACCACTTGGAACAAACCGCCGAGACCATGGAGCTGCCGGAAGACGACCCCCGGCGCCTCGCCCAGGGCCGTAAATACTACGAGCGCCTCTGCCGCCTGGGAACGCCGGACTATGTGAAGCGCTATGTGGACGCCGAATTCGGCAGGGACCTCAGCGGCGTGGCGGTGTTCGCCGACACCTTCAAATACGACTTCCACGTCGTCGACAACCTGGAGCCGGTGCCCAGCCGCATGCTGCTCATCGGCCAGGACTTCGGGCGCAATCCCTGGTCGCTGATCACCCAGATGGACCACAAGGGGCGGCTCATGGTGCTCGAGGAGGTCAGGGGGCAGACCGGCTTGGAGCAGCACGTAAAACAACACCTGGTGCCCACCCTGGTCAGCGAGCGCTACCGGGGCCTCCCCGTCGCGGTCGTGGGCGACCCGTCCGGACGCGCCATGGACAGCCTGTTCGAAGTGAACGCCTTCCGCCTGCTCCAGTCATTGGGCCTGCCTGCCGAGCCTGCCCCCACCAACGACATCGAACCGCGCATCCGCTCCGTGGAGGCGTTCCTGATGCGGCAAGTCGACGGCAAGGGGGCGGTGCAGGTGGACCGCTCGCGCTGCCCCACCTTGGTGCAGGCTCTCGACGGCGCCTACAAGTTCGAGCGTAAAGACGACCCGTCGGGCGGCTGGAAGGACAAAGGCAACGAGTCGGTCCCGGAGAAGCTGCATCCCTGGAGCGACGTGGCCGATTGTCTGCAATACGTGTGTCTGGTGGCGGGCAGCCTGGGCGCCTATGCCTACGTGCTGGGGCGCACGGTGCGTCGGTTGACCCCGCCCCGGCTGAAACCCCGCGTCAGCCCCCTGGCGTGGACATAACATCGCCCCGGACGTAACCGGCGTCGCCGTCGCTCGCACGTCTGGCCTAGCACCCGCCAGATGGCATACATGCGGAGGTTCATGATAATGCCTAAGTTTCGCAAGAAGCCAGTTGTTATCGAGGCAGTGCGGCATGAAGGGCCAGAGCCGCTACTGATCGAAACGCTGGAGGGTAATCTGACGGCGCAGCCTGGCGACTGGATCATCACCGGAGTAAAGGGTGAGCGTTATCCGTGCAAACCTGATATTTTCGAGGCGACTTACGAACCCGTAGGTTCGGTGGTGTCGTAAACGATATCGGGCAGGCGGAACGACTCGTGCGCCGTTACTCCCGGAGTAACCGGAATGGCCAATCCTCTCAGTTCCGTGCCCGCGCCCACGCTGATGGTCTCCCCGGTGCCCAGATGGATTTCCAATTTGAAACTATTCGTCGGGCCGGAGTAACGCTCCAGCTCGGGCTCCGGCAGCCCAGCCAGCTTAGCCACCACCTCCAACGCGCGCACGCGCGCCACCAGCGGGTGGTTGGCGTTCACCATGTCTTCGTAGAACTGCGGCAGCGACTGCTCGATGTTGATCGCCGCCTTCAGTTTCACCCGCTGCGGCGTCCTGGCCACGTTGTTCCACTCAGCCACAGCCTGGTTGAGCATCTTGCGGAACACATGCGAGCGTTCCAGCTCTTGCCAGTCGTCCTCGCTGAAGCCCAGCTCAGCGAGGATTTCCTGCGGGTCGCGGATGTGCTGCGCCAGTCCGGAGGCCAGGGCGCGCAGGCGTTGCTCGTCGTATTCACTTATCTTTACGTGCATTTTTTTCGCCTACCCCTCTTGACAACTATATACCAAATATAGTAGCATTAAACATAGCGCGCGTCAAAATAAATCTACCTGGGCTGGTAGTAAAAGGACGTCAATGGCAGCTCTGCCAAACACTCCTTTACGAGTGGTCGGGCGCGACGAGGATGTCGCCCGGCAGCAGGTCTCTGACGCCGCCCGCGCCCAGCCCTACGCGCCTCCCCAGAACGCCCCTCCCCAGGGCCTGGCAGGCTACGTCACCGACCAGTTCATCATGATGCGCCGCCACCGCGACACCATCGGTCGTGGTTGGAGTGATCGCCTGCTCGCCGCCATGCGGGCTTACAACGGCGTCTACGAGCCCGGCATCATCGAAGAGATCAAGCGCTTCGGCGGTTCCAACGTCTACTCGCGCATCGTGGCGATGAAATGCCGGGGCACCTCTTCACTTCTTCGTGATGTCTACCTGGGCGCCGACCAGCCCTGGGGCATCGAGCCCGCCGAGGACCCCAGCGTGCCTCCCGAGATCATGCAGGCTGTCGGCCAGCTGGTCAGCGCCGAGGTGCAGCAGATGATCCAGGCGCATCTGGCTTCCCAGCAAGCCAACTTGGCCCACGCCGCCGGGGTGCAGGCCGCTCACGCCTACGGCGCCGCCACCGGCATGCATCCGGCTTTCGTCGACCAGAGCATCCCTTCCCACTCCTCTGGCCCGTCGCAAGGCGCGGCGGCGGGGCTGGCGCCCCCGGACACCCCAGTGCCTCCTGGGGGTGCTCACGGGGCTGGCCTACCCCCGCCTCCGGCGCCCATCCCCCTGCCCTCTCCCGACAAAATCCGCGACCGCTACAACGACCTCATAGAAGCGGCGCGCGAGGCCGCCAAGAAGAAGGCCGCCGAACAAGCCAAGATAGCCGAGGACAAAATCCAGGAACAACTGGCCATGGGCGGCTTCTACACCGCCCTGGCCGAGTTCCTCGTCGACTTGCCCCTCTTCCCCTATGCGGTGATGAAGGGGCCGGTGGTTAGGATCAAGACACAGGTGAAGTGGTCGCGCGACGTGGCGCCCTGGAGCGGCGACCCCACCGCTTTCGTGCAGAAGAACCCTCCCGACGCTCCAAATGATAACACTTCAGCTCCTCCCCCGTTGACCGGCCAAAGCGATCCTGCTTCCGGGGGGACTGCCGGTGCGCCCACGCCCCCCTTCCTTCCTGGCGCTGCTCTCGGGAGTAACGCTGGCATGTTGCCTGGGCAGGGGGGTATCCCTGTGCCTGGTCAGGGCGCGGCACCGCAACCAGGACTGGGCGGTCCATCCGGCCCTCCTCTTGGCGGTCCCCCCGGTGCTTCCCCCAGTGGCCCGATGAAGACCGCGCCCCGGCTGGCCAAGCCGCAGGTGATGGACATACCGGTATTATGCTGGGAGCGCGTCAGCCCCTTCGACATCTACTGGACCCCCGGCGTCTCCGATATCGGCGACGCCAACGTCATCCAACGCTCGCGTCTCACCAGGGCCGAGATCAACGATCTGCTTGACCTGCCCGGCTTCATCACCGATGAGGTCCGCGCCGTCCTGGACGAATACGGGCGCGGCGGCATCGTCGACAACTGGGACATGACCGACGCCGAGCGCGCCATCCTGGAGAATCGCGAGGACCCGCGCTTCAACCAGTCCGGCCTGCTGGCCTGCCTGGAGTTCCAGGGCATGGCGCAGGGGCGCCATCTGCTCGACATGGGCGTCGACCCCAGCCTGATCCCCGACCCGCTGCGCGACTACTTCTGCAATTGCTGGCTGATCGGGCGGCATATTATTAAAGTGCAGATGAACCTGTCGCCGCGCAAGCGGCATCAATACTATGTGACCTCCTTTGAAAAAGTTCCGGGCAACCCGGTGGGCAACGGCCTGCCCGACCTGCTTGCCGATATCAGCTCCGTGGCCAACGCCACGCTCAGGGCCATGGTCAACAACCTGAGCATAGCGTCCGGTCCCCAGGTCACCGTCAACGACGACCGCATCAGCGACGGCGAGAACGCCGAGGAGATGTATCCCTGGAAGCGCTGGCACATCAAGTCGGACCCGTTCGGCAACAACACCGAGAAGGCCATCGAATTCTTCTCGCCCACCAGTAACTCTCAAGAGTTACTTCAGGTCTACATGGCCTTTTCGCAGCTCGCCGACGAGCACAGCGCCATCCCCAAGTTCATGACCGGCAGCCCTCCTGTCGGCGGCCTGGGGCGCACCGCCAGCGGCCTCAGCATGTTGATGCAGAACAGCTCCAAAATACTTCAGACGGTGGCGGCCAACATCGACCGCGACGTGATCTCGCAAATCCTGGAGAACCTCTTCGACATCATCATGATGACCGACGACACCGGTTTGTTGACCGGCGAGGAGAAGGTCAGGGTTATGGGCGTGCAGGTAGCCATGCAGCGCGAGACGCAACGTGCTCGACAACTTGAGTTCCTGCAACTGACGGGCAACCCGGTCGACATGGGCATCATCGGTCCCAAGGGCCGCGCGCAAGTGCTCAGGAAGGTGGCCAGCGAGATCGGCCTGCCGGGCGAGGACATCGTGCCCAGCGACCAGGAGATGGACCAGCAGCAGAAGCAGCACGAGGCCATGGCGCAGGCCGCGCAGGACGCACAGCAACAGGGTGGTGGCTCCTCGCCAGGTGGCGCACCCCCTGGCCCTGCGGGGCCTCCAGGCCAACCCGGTCCCCCCGGTGGCGGTCCTGGTGGTCCCGGCGGGCCTCCAGGAGGTGCAGCCGGAGCGTCTCTCCCTCCCGGCGGGCCTCCTGGAGCACCCCCTGGGGCAAGGAAAGGCGGCAGCGTCAGTGGCGACGCCGGGCCGCGTCTCAATCTGGTGAACACGGATACGGGCGGCGGTTCGCCCATACGTGGAGGAGTCGGATAACTTAACAGGAGATCAACTATGCCGAGAGAACAGGTGCGGGCGCTGGCGCAGGAGCTGGTGGATTTCATTACCAACGAGCCCAAGCGGCACGAGGAGGAGCAGGTAGCCAGGCAGCGAAGCGGGCCGGTGCTCGACGCCAACGCGCGCAAGGCGCGGCTGGTGGACGAGGTGCAGAAGAAGATCGACGCCATCATCGCGGCGGAGGGCGGCGAGACCTACGCCGACCAGAAGGCGGTCGACCGCAATCCGCGCGACCAGTCCGAACCGGGTCCGGCGCGCGACCCACGCCACCGGGGCGTGTAACTTCGGCGTGTAGCTTAGGAAGGACGCGACGATGCCCAGACAACGTGGAATGCTCGGGCCTGGCAGCGCTAAGATGGGCGGCGGCGGGGCCAAGCCGGGGATACCGCATACTCCCATGGCGGGAGCAGGCGCACCGAGACCCCCGATGGGGGCGCCAGCGGGATTGGGCGCGGGAGCCCCGCGTCCGCCTCGCCCCGTAGGGCCGCCGCCTGGCCTGGCTGGCCCGTCTCCGGGCGGGGCGCCTCCCGGACCTCCGGGTGGCGGCATGGGCGGCGCCGCCGGGTTCAAGCGTGGAGGGGTGGCGAAGAAGTTCGCCAAAGGCGGTGTGGTCAAGGGGGGCGCCGACGCCAAGGCCCGCTTTGGCCGCGATACCGGCAAGGGCAAGAAGAGCGACTAGTTACCACACTCCAGTTACTCTTGGGAGTAAGGGCAGTGCCGAAGATCAGATCAGGAACTTCAGCGCAGAATTATGAGGCCAAGGCGCCGCATAAGACCAAGCCGCTGCCCGAACTCCCGAAGAAGCCGAAGGCGTTCGACAAGAAGCCGCATAGGGCTAGCAGAAGGAAGTAGATCATGCCTAAAGAAATGAAGCGCTCTGAGAGCCCTGAGTTCTTCGCCAAGGGCGGCAAGGGCAAGATGTTCGGCAAGGGGCATGCTTCCGATGCCCCCAGCGACGTGAGCGGCAAGCAGTCCCAGGAAGAGAACGACGGCGCCAGGCCGGATCGCAACGACGCCGAGGGCTACGGCAGCAAGTTCCGCTTTGCGGAAGGAGGTTCCGGGAAGATGTATGGCAAGGGGTCCGCAGGGAAAAAAGTCCCTGGGATTTCGGGCAAGGCGACGCAAGAAGGCTAGAAAGGCGGGGTAGCCATGGTGAAGAAGCCATTCACTTCCGACGGTCAGGACCGTCCCAATGTGGAGCCGATGGTGGCTCCGGCGGTGCCGCCGAGCTACTTCACCATCGGTGAGAGCGCCCGCGTCGGCGTGCTCAATGACTTCGGCAGGGTAGTCAACGACCAGCTGGTTCACTGGGCTGCGACCACGCCGCCCTGCACGGTGATCGACCGCAGTGCCGCCTATTCCAACAACGACGTGGTGTCGCGTGTCAATGACATCATCAATACCATGGCTGCCTCCTGTGCCGAGTTCGGCATCCTGACTGCTGCGGGAGAGCAGATGACGCCCTATACTTCGCTGGACTACAACGCCTTCACCTCCGTAATGAATGCCATCGGGGCGCAGCTGACTGCCATGCAGCAAGCTAAACCATAGCTGCAAGCCCTAGGCAAGTCTACTCTGGAGAGTAACATGGACAAGCTCAGCGAGCGCAAGAAGCAGGCCAAGGACTGCGATGACGTGGATATCGGCATCCACGACTACAAGGCTGGCGGCAAGCGCGAGCAGCTGAACGGTCTGTGGGGCGTGGCCAGCGAGGAGGTCGTTGGCCTGCCTGCTTCACGCTTGATGACTAACTGCTATTGCAAGAAGCTGCCGGGCGAGAAAGAGGAGAAGCCGTCGCTGGTCGATGACATACTGACGCGGGGGCCGCCGGTGCTCAACGTGTCGAAGCCGAAACGGGTGTTTTGATCACGATGGCGGTAGTTCGTCAGCAATATCTCAAGGCGACCTACCAGCTGGCCAAGAACAGCCCGGCGGCCTGGGCGGATTTCGTCGAGGCTTTCAAGCTGTATACGGCTTACGAGCTTGAGAGGTCGATGACGACCATGACCGCGGAAGCGCAGGTGGCTCTGGGGATGAGTCGCCGCATGCTGGAAATACGGGACGACTTCGTTAATATCGAAGAGAGGGGCGGAAAGTTACGCTGATGGTTGACGCACACGAAGCGACAGGCGGAGCGACGAAACGGGGCAAGCCGGACCCCAATGTCGTGGTGCCCCCTGCGGTGAGACGGGCCGCCGAGCGTTCTGACGAGCTGATGAAGCAGCAGAGGACAGCGCGTGACTCCGCTGTGGAGGCGCAGGAGAAGGTTACTCCAGCGAGTAACCCTGTCCAGGTGACCAATTTCGACCCCGCCAACCCGTCGCCCCCTAGCGAGGTCACGGCTTCTCCACCGCCGCCACCTCCACCCCCGCCTCCAGCTCCTCCGCCCCCGCCGCCTATCGCTGCGGAAACCGAGGCGCCCAAGGACCTGGAGCACCAGTTCAACTCCTTGAAGGGGCGCTACGAGCGCGAGCAGGAGAATACCAAGCGCCTGTCCAGGCAGATTGCCGACATGCAGCATTTGATGGCATCGATCAATTCGACGCCAGCGCAACCGACTTCTCAGCCACAGAATCAGGGCTCCGACGTCCGTTTCAGTTCGTCCATCGCTCAGCCGCGCTATGTCACTCCGCAGGAGGCCAAGGAGTATGGCGACGAGCTGCTGGATGTGGTGGGGCGACGGGCGCGCGAGGTCTACGAGCCCATCGTGGCGCAACTCACCAACGAGTTGAACACCATACGTCAGCAGGTCGGCGGGGTGCGTAATACGGTGGCCTACGACGCCAGCGTCAAGATGTATGAAAGCTTAGCGCAGGAGGTGCCGAACTGGGAGAGCATCAACAGCAGTGTCGAGTTTGGCCGGTGGCTGGATCAGCCTGATCCGTTGACGGGTCAGATTCGACGCAACATTCTGGCTTATTCGCACCGCAATAACATGGCTGGGAGCGTTATTGCGGCATTCAAAGGCTTCCTATCTGATCAGGCGTCCTCGAGCCCTCCGAACGGTGCGGCGGCTCCGGGCAATGGGGCAGAGGTTACTCGCCAGAGTAATCCTGCTGCTTCCACCCCGCAAGTCGACCTCAAGCAGTTTGCAGCGCCAGGACGAGCGAAGTCAGGGCAAACGCAAGTCCCCCCTGAGAAGCCGATCTATAGTGCGGCGGAAATCGCTCAGTTCTATCGCGACAAGACAGCGGGAAAATACGCCGGGAGAGAGGCCGATGCCGATGCTCTCGAGCGTTCGTTGTATGAAGCGGGACGGGAGGGGCGCATTCGCCGTTAGGTCAACATCGAGCCTGACGGAGACGAGAAATGGCTCTTGGACTTGCAGGTGCGGCCACCACGCCGCCTATATACCCGACTGGTAGCACATCCACTGACTATGTAGCTGCTGGTTTTATTCCCGAGATTTGGTCGGGGAAGCTCATCGAAAAGTTCTACGCGGCGACGGTACTTGCCGCCATCTCCAATACCGACTACGAAGGCGAGATCAAATCCTACGGCGACCGTGTGAAGATTCGCACCAAGCCGACGCTGGTGATCAACAACTACCTGGTCAACGGCGACTTAGCACTTCAGCGCCCCGCTGGCTCGAGCGTCGAGCTGACCATCGACCAGGGTAAGTATTTCGCCGCGATTCTCGACGATGTGATCGAGAAGCAGAGCGATATCAACAACTTGTCGATCTGGGCCGATGATGCCAGTGAGCAGATGAAGATCACCGTGGACTCCGATGTCCTGCTCTTCATCCTCAACCAGGCCAATGGGGCCAACATGGGTGCGGCTGCCGGGGTGATTTCCGGCAATATCAACCTTGGTGTCACCGGCACGCCGGTCGGCACGGTGGGCCGCAACCCGACTGTCGGCCAGGTCGAGATCATCGACCTCATCTTGCGCATCGGTCAATGCCTGGACGAGCAGAACATCCCGGAGACCGGGCGCTGGATCGTGCTGCCTACCTGGGCCTCGTTCCAGATCAAGCGCTCCGAATTGCGCGAGGTGTTCGTCTCGGGCGACCAGATCAGCATTCTGCGCAACGGACGTTTCGGTCAGGTCGACCGCTTCACCATCTATGCTTCCAACCTGTTGCCCAACGGCGTCCTTGCCGGTCTGGCGGCGGGCGAGTATCCGATCTTCGGCGGGCACGCGCATGGCTTGACCTTTGCTTCGCAGCTGACCAACGTCGAGACCATCCGCTCGGAAAGGACGTTCGGCCAGATTCTGCGGGGACTCCAGGTCTACGGTCGGCAGGTGCTGGACAACAAGGCGCTTTGCCAAGCCATCGTGACTCAGGCAGGGCCGTAAGGCTCAACTGGGCGGACCCCCGGCGCTTGCAACCCCCCAGCCCCAGGGTCGGGGGTCCGATGAAGGGTAGCGCGCCATGATGTATTATCAGCCGGTGTCCGCCTATGTGACGGCGGCGCGCAGCACGCTGCAAGATTTGGTGGCGCCGTATCGCTACGCCGACGAAGATATCTACTTCGCGCTCAACATCATTCTGGGCGAGCTGTCTCGCATTCGCCCTGATTTGTTCCTCGACTTGAAGTATATGAAGCCTCTACAGAGAGGGGATTTGGGCGATGGCCTGCCGCCTCAGTATGTGTCGCCGAATGACGACGGCACCATGGTGCCGGTGCCCAGCAAGTATTTCAATCCGGTCATCTGGGGCATGTCCGGATGGTTGCAGCTCTACGACGTGGCGGATACGCAGGACGCGCGTGCCGGGGCTTTCCTGATGAAGTTTTCCACCCACTTCCTGACCTTGACGGCGCAATGACATGAGCACGACCAACATAGCCAGGCTTCAGGATAGGGTGCGGATCGCGGCGCCGGGAGCGCTCGACGGCAATATCCGGCTCGAGACCTACGATGCTCTGAAGGAATTCTTCGCCCGCACCGATGCCTGGCTCCTGGAAATGCCGGTCTACATTACTCCGGAGAGTAACGACTACCAGATTGACACTTGCCAGAACGTCATCGTGCAACGCCTGATGGCGCTGGAACGCCCGCGTTCGCCGCCTCCGCCCCTTGGGCCTTGGCCGCCTGCCTATCTGCCCATGCAGCCGCAGCAATTCCTGCAAGTGGCGCAGGGCAACAACGACGCGACCGAGAGCCAGAACCCGTTGTTTCGCACCCGTCGGGTGGGCATATTGCTCAACGCCGGGTCGAAATGCCCGATCATGCGCATCGACCTCAACCCCAACTATAACGAGACCTGGATCGCCACGCTTTCCCTGAACATCTGCGACCCCATGGCTCCCGACGGCTTCGCCGAGCCGCCGGACTGGATCATGGAGAAGTGGAACGACTACATCACCAGCGGTGTGATCTGTCGCCTGATGCTGCAACCCGGCAAGCCCTATTCCTCGGTGGTGGGGTCGCAGTATCACGGCAGGAAGTTCAACGAGGGCGTAGGGCTGGCGCGCACCGAGGTCAGACGCATGTTCACCTACGGTTCGCAGCGCTGGGGCTTCCCGCAGGGCTGGAACACCATGCGGCCCAGGCTTTTGAGCGGGTCACTCTCATGAGCTACGCTTACCCCATACCGGCCAACCGCAGCAATGCCGCCTATTTCTATGCTACCGGGCTGGGCGGCCAGCTGGGCGTGTATCCGAAGTCGATGCCAGCTAAGACTATGCTGACGGTGGATTATAGTGGGGTGGTCGGCGTGCCGAATCCGCCCAATGTCGGCGGTAGTGTGGGGATCACCAACATCTCCTTCGTGCTCGGCACTCAGACGCTGCCACCTATAGTAATCAGCAATCCGGTGTTGCAGGCGCAGATGAATGTGCTGACGTTCGTGCTGAGTGGCGGCTTCGCCGGGGTGCAATACGAGCTATCGATCAACGCCACACTGAGCAACGGCGTGCTCAGGACGGACGTGCTGACAATCGATATCCCGCCGCCTTACGAGGACGATTGTGCCTGCTCCAATTGTGGCTGCTCCCCTTGCGAGTGCCGCGACACCATGGACGATCTCCAGGATCAGATGGCGAGCCTGGCGACCGACGACTCCATCTTCGGCACGAACTTCGTCCGCTACTATGTGAGCTATAGCGAACCGGCACCGGCATCGCTGTTCGACAAGTGGTATAATCCGGCGACGGGAGTGATCTCGAATTACGTCAGCAACGGCATAGCGAGCCGCTGGGTGCCGGAATTCAACAACGCCGGGGGGACCATAACCGGGCCGGTGATCTTCGACAACGACGTGACTATCGAAGGCACGCTTGACGCGACGCTGGATATGGGGACGTTCTCATGAAGGGCTATAGAGTTCCTACCAATTTCAGCAATGCGGCTCAGTTCTATCCCGACAATTCGGGGGAGCTGGGCGGCTTCGCCAAGGCGCCGGTAGCGCAAACGCTGGTGACGCTTGATTATAGCCAGGTGCTGGCCTTTACTCCGGGAGTAACAATCAAGAAGGTGGCGTATATCCTCGACGTGCAGACTACGCCGCTGCTGATTATAAGCAATTCCGCCATTGCCGGGGCACTGCTGACTTTCATCCTCTCCGGGGGATGGGGCGGGATTACTTATAATCTGACTGTGCAGGCGACGCTAAGCGACAATACGGTGCGCACCGACGTGCTTCAGCTCGAGGTCATGGGAGATGATTGCATGGGATACGATTCCTGTCGTCCGGTGGGGCGAGCCATTCGTCCCGCGCCCATACCCGATTCCTATAACCAGGCCCTGCTTTCCGGTGCTTGTAGTTCCTACAAATCCGGCTGCATCACCTACTTCATCTGCGATACTCCTCCGACCACGCCTCGGGTCCTGGACCAGTGGTTCAATACCACCAACCACACGGTGCAGGAGTATCTGACCGACGGCGTGAACTTCTGGTGGCAGCCGTTCTACGTCGACGTGAAATACGCGGCGTCGAGCTTGTATTACCAGGCAAACGCCAACCAGAACTCGTTCTACACCCTGGCGCCGGACATGAACGGCAAGTCCGGGATGATCAACGCCACTAACGTTGTGCAAGCCTACGTCAACGGCGTGCGGCTGGTTCCCGGCTCCGACTTCACCGTCAACCAGCAAGCGTCCACGGTGACGTTTGCACGACCTATCCCGCTGGACGATATCGTGATGATCGATATTCTTGCCGCGCCTAACCCGTGAGAGTAACATGATCACAGATCAATATTTCGCCGGGTTGTTTGATGGCGAGGGATGCATCTCTCGGCAGGTGGACCGTAGGGGCTTTGGGATGCAGCCTATTGCAATGCTTAGCATGATCGATGTCGGCCTGCCGTTGTTGATGGAAATAAATGTAAGGTATGGTGGAATTTTAAGGGTTCATAAGAGGGCGATTAAGATACAACCAGCCAGTGTTATCAGCTGGAGATCGCAGGAAAGTTTAAGGAGTATGTTGAGTGTGATAGAGCCATATTTGGTTCTAAAACGTGAACAGGCAAAGTTGACGTTATGGTGGGTTAGAAACATTCCCCTGCGTGAAGAACGATGGGGCATAAGTAAAGCAAAAGATATTTTCAGCGCCGATTTGAAGGCGATGAAAGGTAATATGCTCCTTTCTGCTGAAGATAGTATTGCACGTATTGAAGCGTGCTTCACGTCTTCAACAACTTTGAGGGCGGTCTCATGACCAAAGCGTTTGACCAGGCTCTTTTTGTCCCAGCTGAAGCCCCTGATGTTGGGCAGGCGGTGGGTATTCAGTTAGTTGGGCCGCCCTTCGACACAACTTACTTCTATTACGTCGTAGCTCCCGGCCCTGGGGTTACTCTGGGGAGTAGCATCCCCCCGGCTACTGACGTAGGTCAAATACTGGTCTCCGGGCCAGGACCGAATTTCCAATGGATGACGGATTACGAGCTGTATCTGGGCGCGCTGCCGACGCCGCCGTCCACCAATCCGGCTCCTGGTGCGCCCACTCCCCCGCCCAACGGGGCGATGTATTTCAACACTAACGACGGCACGCCTTATATCCTGGATGGGGCGAAATGGACGCCTCTTCCTATTGCTACTACTAACCGGGTGACTGTGGCGGCATCCCTCCCCGCTGCTACAGGCGCAGGACAGATGTTGCTGTCTGGCCCGGTGGGCAATCCCGGCGGGGCTACGGCCTATCCATGGACCGCCTCGCCGGGATTTTTTCTTGGCGCGCATCCGACGCCGCCGATCCAGGCGAGCATCCCGGTCGGCTCGATGTATTACAACACATCGAACAATACGCTTTATGTCTGGAGCGGTTCGGCCTGGCAGACCTTGACTACGCCCACTAAAGCATCTACGGCGAGCCTATACTACCAGAGCGCCATCAACCAGATGGTCTACCCGACCACCACGGCGGATTTGTTCGGGCAGACCTATACGGCTACCAGCGTGGAGGCGGTCGAAATCTACTTGAACGGCGTGCGGCTGACGCCTGATGGCGGCAGCATTCCGGGCGACTTCACTTTCAACTATGCCACCTCGACACTTACTCTCGCGACTGTCCCGCCAACTGGGTCCATCGTCACCATCGACGTGTTGCAGGACCCGCTCAGCCTGTCTCCTACGCTGATCCTGCGCGAGATGCTCCAGCCGATAACCACGTTCGATGGCGTGGAGACGACGTTCGACCTGATCGCCATGAGCGGCACGGGCATCGTCGTGAACGATCCGGTCGATCTCAACGTGTCGCTGGACGGCGTGCTGCAAGACCCCGGCGTCGACTACCAGCTGAGCACCGACGGTTCGCAGATCATCTTCGCCGAGCCACCCATTGCCGACGCTCAGTGCTTCATCATCTATTTCTCCAAAAGCGCCACCGGCTTCCTCAGCGCGGTGTTGCACGACCTGACGATGACCGGCGATGGCACCGCCGCCAACCCATTGGCCTCCGTGATGGCCTCGCCGACGCCGGGGCTCCCCGGCGTGGTCTACGTGCCGGGGCAGGCGGGCACTGTGCCCAATGCGCTGACCATCGACCAGGCGACTGGTGAGCTGGGCTTGGATACTGCGACGGTAGCCGAAATCATCGTTGGAACCGATGACGTGCTTCCGGTTACGGCATCTACTTTACGCACTGTGACCGGTGCCGATGTCGCCAATTTGACGACGACTGCCAGGTTCGTGATTCCGGCGATCAATGAGCTGGTCGATACCACAGTCGATCTCGAAGCTCGTAAAGTGGATCGCGCGGGCGACACCATGACCGGGCCGCTGCTGATCGCCCTGCCGCCAACGTCGTCCGACATGGTGACCAACAAGCAGTATGTGGACGAGAGCATCGCCGCCAATGCACTTTACCAAGGGGTGTGGGACGTAGCGCCTAATGTGCCCGATCTTACTCCCGGAGTAATGAATCCGTTGAACGGCTGGTCGTGGATTTCCGAGACGGTCAATCCGGATGTGCCTGAGCAAGCGCCAGCGGCTCTGCCAGGTATTGGCGGGCAGATGATTGACAGCGGCGACCGTATCATCTGGGACGCGGCTGGTGCCATCTATAATCTGGTCAAGGGATCGTCGCTTAGCATTGTCGAGGCGCGCACCATATTCGTCGAGATTGCTGGCGACACAATGACGGGACCGCTTCTACTCAATGGCGATCCGACACTTGGCGTGGGTGCGGCGACCAAGGATTATGTCGATGCTGGCGACACTAATCTCAACAACTTGAAGGTGGATAAAGCTGGCGATGTGATGAGCGGCAGCCTGGGCTTTCAGGCGGGTAATGGGCTTGTATTCGCTGATGGTTCACAAGTTTATCAATCATCGCTTGGCCCGCTCACATTGCAAGAAGGCACTCCCGGTCATCAGCCGCAGATTGCTGATGGTCTGGGGCAGAATCCTCGGGATATCATCGATACCGTCAATGGTGACTTGCGCTATGTGAATACGACTGGCGGCACCATGACGGGGCCGCTAACGCTTTATGGCGATCCACCTACCCCCGGAGTGGCGGCGAACAAGAACTACGTCGATAACGAAATCATCACCAATAACCTATTCAAGGGGATTTGGATTCCCGGCATAAATTTCCCCGATCTTACTCCCGGAGTAATGAATCCGCAACATGGCTGGACGTGGCTCTGCCAGACGGGCAACCCGAATACGCCGGAAACCGTCCCGCCAGGCATACCGGGCATCTCGGGACTGTCGGTCGACTGCGGCTGGTCGGTGTGGTGGAACGACGCTGCGGGTCAGTATGTGCTGGCGGTAGGACCGAACTTGTCCTATACCACGGCGCAGAATGATTTCGTCAATAAGACCGGCGACACGATGTCTGGCGCTTTGACGATTAACAACACGCTGTCGGCAACTGGCAATGCAACTTTTGGCGGCACGCTGACCGCGAGCAATGCTTTATTCGCCAATGGCGGGATTATTCTCACCGGGATTGGCGGCCTCGCCATGAGCGGCAACGCTAGTATTACTGGTTGTAGCAATTTAACAATGTCTGGCACGCTGACGGCGGGTAATACTGGGACTGGCCAGCTGCAACTTCATGTCGGTCAAACTGTCCAGACTCCCGAGATCAGCTTCTACACGCCGGAGGGCACGCGGCGGGGCTACATCGGTTACGGTAGCGCTAATATAATGCATATGAAGGCTGAGAACGGCTATAGGTGGCAGTTTGATGATGCGCTGACTGGCACGCTATCCGTATATAATGGCGCAAACAACAATACGCCCGCGTTTTTTGCCCAGAGCACGACCAATGCCACTGGAGCAACGTCATCGTCGATGGTGTTCTCGGAGGGGTCGGGTGCCTGGAATGCCTGGCTGTATGGTTACAGGCAAGGATGGAATAATCGCCCGGAAGCTCAGTTGCGTTGTGATACCGCTGTAGGCGGGTGGGGCAATCAAAATGTTTTCAATACGACTGTGAATTCGCCGCCAGGCATGTATTTCCAAGGCGACGTTTCCTGCACGTCCCTGGCTCAGCGTTGCCTACGTGAGATGAAGTCCACTATTCGCGACGCGCGTAAAGAGGAACATAGGGACGCCTGGGATGCGCTCAAGGTGCGTCGCTTCAAGATGACTGATAAATACCACGACTGGGGTCGTGAGCGTTGGGGTTTCGTCGCCGAGGAACTCCCCGAGGAGATTGCTGCCTATGCCGCGCCTGGATCGAGCGACCCAGCGCAGATGGTGAAGAAGGTCGAGGGTATCGACGTCGGCCAGGCGCTGGCGCTATGCGTGGCGAAGATCAAGGAGCTTGAGACTGAAATTGTTACTCTGAAGAGTAAGAAATGACACAAGCTTTCGACGTAGCTGTCCACGTCCCCACTACTCCCCCGGTGCCGGATGACGGTATCCAGGTCGTCACGCCTGCGCCATACAGAACCCGATGGGCTCCCCCCATACCGGGCATACAGGGACCACCGGGGCCGCAAGGCATACCGGGACCGGCGGGGCCGACAGGGCCGCAGGGGTTCATAGGTCCGCAGGGCAATGTGGGGCCGCAGGGAGCGCAGGGAGAACGCGGCGCCGCCGGGCTCAGCATGGCCGATGCGCCGCTGGATGGCGTCATGTATGGCCGCTTGAATGCGGCCTGGGTGCAGGTGGCGGGTGGTGGGGCTGGCATCGTTGACGCACCAAGCGACGGCAATATCTACGCTCGCCAGAATGCTACCTGGACCGTGGTGCCGACTGGCGGCAATTTCATGCCCACCACGGGTGGCACGTTCACGGGCGTCGTTACTTTTCCGGGTAATAACTCCGTAGTGATTGACGGCGCGGCGGCTACTCAGCGCGCCATCATAACGCAAACTGCCGGGGTGAGCCGCTGGCAATTGTTGTTCGGTGATCAGTCGCCTGAGACTGGCGGCAATGCTGGCTCCAATTTTGTTATCAATTCACTGAACGATGCGGGCGGGGGGCTTACGAACGTGTTTTCTATTGCGCGGGCAAGCGGGCTGGTTACCATCCCCAACATCATCATCGACGCGGGAGCGTTTTAGCCATGGCCAACATAATCAAAATACTCCGGTCGCCAACCGCTGGCAATCGCCCTCCCGTCGGAACGACGGCGGGCGAGCCCTATGTCAACTTCGCTGATGGGCAGTTCGGCGTGTGGGATGCGGGGGCGGTCGATTTGATCGCTGTCCGGTTCTGGAACAGCGCCGCGAACTACGTGGTCGGCGATCATGTGGTTAGCGGCGGCGGGCTTTATGTCGCCAACGCTCCGAATACCAATACCGCGCCTCCGGGTGGTCCTTGGAATGCCATAGGAGCTGGCGGCGTCACTACTTTCAATACCCGCACTGGCGCTGTTGTTCTGACTCTTGGCGACGTGACCACGGCTTTCCCTGCCGGTCTCACGCCTCCGGTTATGGATGGTGCGGCAGCTGTAGGCGTGGCTAATGCCTGGTCGCGGGCGGATCACGTTCATCCGAGCGATACCTCACGGCTGCCGTTGGCTGGCGGCACCATGACCGGCGCGATTACTATTCCCGCTGCGCCAGCGGCGGGCACCGATGCCGTCAACAAGAATTATGTCGACAATGCAGTCGGCAACCTGCAATTGTTCCTGGGGGTATGGGATGTCGCGGGCAATACGCCCGATATCACCGCTGGCGGCACCAACTCTGGGGACTATTATATCGCGGTCACTGCTAATCCGAACGTGCCTGAGACCGCCCCTGGCGGTATCCCCGGTATTGGCGGCAGCGACGTTGGCAACGGCGATTTGGTGTTATGGAACGGCACCATATGGGAGACGGTGAAAGGCTCCGGCCTTACCTTGGCGGAGGCCGATCAGCTGTATGTGCAACTGGGCGGCGGCACCATGACTGGGGCGCTGATCCTCGACGCCGACCCGACGAATGCGCTGGGTGCGGCAACCAAGCAGTATGTAGACGACGCAATCATCGACGCCGGAACATTCTGAGCGTCTTACTCTCGGGAGTAAATACTCATGACCGCTCGAGTCCAAACACTCCGATCTTCGACTGCGGGGGCTCGTCCCGTCGCTGGCACTCGTCAGCCGGGAGAGCTGTATGTTAACTGGCCCGATAGCATGATCGGCGTCATCGACGCCGCCCAGAACCCGCAGGACTTGCTAGCTGTCCGAGTCTTCAGCCCGCTCACCAACTATGTAGTGGGTGATCATGTCATAGAAGGCGGCATACTTTATGTCGCCAATACCAACATAACACCGGGGCCGTTTAACGGGTCTGAATGGGACCAGAACATTACCATCAACCAGGTTGCCGGTTCTTACCTGCCGCTGGCGGGCGGCACGCTGACAGGCTCACTGGTGCTGGCCGGAGACGCCGTGTCGGCTCTTAATCCGGTGTCTTTGCAGCAGCTAACCAACTCAACAGCCGGGTTTCTGCCATTGTCCGGCGGCACGCTGACAGGCACATTATCGCTGGCCGGAGCGCCGGTCAACCCTACTGATGCCGCTGATAAGGCTTATGTCGACGCTAATACCGGGGGGTATCTGCCGCTGACCGGCGGCACCTTGACCGGGGTGCTCAACGGGACCTCTGCTGGGTTTACCGGCTCGGTCAACGCGGCTTCCGCGATGATCACCGGGACAGGGACGTTCAACACGCTGACGGTGACCAACCTCGCTACTGGCACGACACCGGCACCGGGCGACAACACCACCAAGTTCGCCACCACGGCTTTCGTCGCCAACGCCATACCAGCGCCTTCGGGGACTAATCCGGCGATGGACGGCACGGCGGCACCCGGCGTCAGCGCCTTGTTCGCGCGGGGCGATCACGTCCATCCGACCGATACCACGCGAGCCGCGCAAGCCTCGCTGGCGAACTATCTTCCGCTGGCTGGCGGCACCATCTCTGGCACCCTTGGTGTCAATGGCTACACGACCCTCAGTGGTGGCGCTGCGACCTATAACCAGGTCACCACTCACGGGTTGCTGGCAATTCAGGCTGGTTCGCAGGTCTGGGCTAGTGCCATGAGCTACCCAGCCGGGACACTTGAAGTCTATAACTGCTTTCTCAGGTCGAGCTATTGGATCGGCATGCTGCCTGCGACGCCGAATAGTTTTGGATCGACCAGTTCTTATACCTGGGGGGCCGGGCATTGGGGCGGCTGGGCTTTAGGCGGGGCTTCCTACGACCGCGTTGACACGACCGGGGCTTACCTCGCCGGTCGGCAATTCGGCACAAACTCCGTCATGGGCTGGGTCTATACCGACGGCGCCAGTGTCTATTACAACAACGGGCCGTCCGACATCCGCTTGAAGGATAATGTGCGCTCGCTAGCTACCGATGTGGACGTTGGAGCGCTCATCGACGCCATTGAGCCGGTCGCCTATGATTTGAACAACACTCCCGATCCGGCGGCTCAGCCAGGTGTAGGATTCATTGCGCAAGACCTGGTGCAGGTGGTTCCGGAAGCCGTTTATGTCGGCGATCTCGACCCGAACAAATGGCAGGGCGACGAAGGCTTCATTGCCTGGGGCGTCGATACCTCCAAGCTGATCCCCTACCTCGTTGCCGAATTGAAATCGCTGCGCGCCCGCGTAGCTGCATTGGAGGCCGCGCCATGACCGAGGTTCAAGCAGCATACATCGTCGATGCCGACAATACCCTGGTGATCCTCACCACTGGCGAGCGCAAATTCCACATCAACGGCGGCTGGGACGAGGAGACCGAGCGGGCTCTTCGAGAGTTTACCGATGCCGGGGGTCAGATTCAGCCGCCGCGTGCGCGAGCGGCACAATTGTCCGCAGAAGTATCTCAGAGGTTCGCCAAACTGGGGGATCAGTTCAACCCAGGGATGGCGGGGCATTTGGCGAAGAAGCCTGTGTCGCGCTCTGCGCCAGAGCCAGAGCCAGAGTCAGAGCCAGAGCCAGAGCCAAAGCGGTCGCCGCCCCCGCCGCCTGCGGCCAAGCGACACTCGCCGCCGCCCCCGCCGCCTAAGAAGAAAGGAGGCAGGTCGTGAACATCATCATCCTGATCCTGATCCTCTTGCTACTATTTGGCGGCGGCTACGGCTACTACGGCGGCTGGCACACCGGTTTCCCCGGCGGCTCCTACGGCTGGGGCGGCGGCATCGGATTGATCGTCATCATCCTGATCATCCTGTTGCTGATGGGCAGATTATAGGTGGGCAACATCGTCGCCACGCTTTTTGTTTTAGTGCTCAGTTGCGCCTCCGCTATAATTTTGCCGATGGCCGCGTATTTTATTTTTGACATGGTTTGTAAACTATGTTACTCCGGGAGTAACCGGCGATGAGCAGCACCCCCGAAGAGCGCAAGGAGCAAGGCGTCGCCATTGCCACCTCGGTGGTGGATAGCCTGCGTAACCAGCCTTTGCTACTGACGCTGGTGGTGATGCAGTTTTTGGTGATGGCCTTTCTCTACTTCGGCGTCACCGAGGGCCGCAAGCGTGACCATCTGCTGAGCAAGTTCATCTTGGAGCGCTGCCTGCCGACGGCGCCGACGGCGCCCACATGATGAATTTGATTTTGAAGATCGTGGTGATCGCCACGCCAGTAGCGCTGGCTGTGTTGAATGGCGCCAATTACGATGGCGCCAACATCATGCAGCCCGACATGGACGAGGCGGTCTCGGCGGTCGGTTCGGGGGTGACGGCGCTGGCTGCCTACCTGCTGTTGTTCAAGAGGTGACTCGTGCCGACACTTAATCAAAGTTCGCTTAATCACTTGAAGAGTTGCGATCCGCGCCTTTCTAAAGTGGCGCACGAATGTATTAAGACTTTTGATTTTCAAGTTATTTGCGGCCATCGCAGCAAGGCGGCGCAGGACAAAGCGGTGCGCGAGAAGAAGAGCAAGGCCAAGTGGCCGACTTCGAAACATAACAAGACGCCATCGCTTGCTATGGACTGCACACCCCGTCCGCTCGACTGGAATAATATCGAGAGCTTCAAGACGATGGCCAAGCACATGAAGGCAGCAGCGAGTAAAGTTGGCGTGCCGATCAAATGGGGCGGTGACTTCAAAGGTTTTTTTGATGGCCCGCATTTCGAGATATAGGAGAATGATTGTGGCGAAGAAGCTGAAGCCTACGTTATCTGGCACTGTGACCTTCTCGGCTGAGGTGACACTCGCCGGTAGTGCCGACGCCGGAGACATGTCGATTGTTATCAATCAAACAAAATCAGAGGAGAAGCCGCCAATGTCGCCGCCAACGTCACCGCCGACCAATCCCAACCCTCCAGGGGCGTCAGACCCGCCCGATTATTCGAAGTGGAGCCCGCCGCGCTACCTGCGCACCGACAAGGACGTGGTGGCTATCCCCAACACGCCCAAGCCCGGTTACCTGGCTGATCACAAGGACCCGGTGTTCGGCACCAAGGTGACGCGCATCACCGGCAACCCCGGCACCGACATCAGGAACATACCGGGGGCCAAATGGGGCGATCAGGCACGGCATCATTACAGTTCCGATCAGGCGTGGAACTGCGACGAGTCGCTGATATACCTGGACACCAACAGGGGGACCGGGGCTGCCGGTCCAACTGGCGTGTTTCTCGATGGGGAAACCTACGAGCCTATGTTTGCTCCCCAGAGTAAGCCCAGCAGCTCGGACGTGCGGTGGCATCACAGCGATCCTGAATTGATGATGTTCGCTCATAGAAGCATCCTTGGGACGTGGAATCCTAAGACGGGTAAGCAGGAAATCATCAAGGATTTCGGTAGCACGTATTCCGAGATGACCTTCGGTCCATGGGAAGGATGCTTCTCCGATGATGGTGATTTTGTCGTCATCAGTTGCAAGAAGGGCGGCAAGGAGATTGCTTTCGCCTACAAGATCAGCCAGGACTCGAAAGGGTTTGACATCGACCCCGCAGATTTTGGTTTCGGCACGTTGAACGCCTGCCGTATATCCCCCAAGGGCACCTACATGGTGTGGGGACTTAGGCCGGATGTTGTGGTCGTCACCGATCTTCAAGGAGCTGTGATAACGACCCTCCCTTCCAATTACGTCTCGCACTGGGACGTGATCACTGACACTAGCCCCGACGAGGTGCTGGTTGGCCGGGTGAACTCGGGATCGGTGGGCCAGGGCCGGTCTGGCCTGATTTCTAAGTATCGGCTACGGGACGGCAGGCGATACCCGCTGAGCGAGGGGGGCTGGTGCTCCCATACATCGTCGAGGTCCATACACGCGCACCGATGGGCTGTGTCCGATGCCATGTTAGAGGGGGCTACATACCCTCCCTATAATGGCGAGCTGATCATGTGTGCCCTGACTGGATCGGCGGTATATCGCCTGTGCCACACCCACACCGTCAAGCCATTGGACTATGTGGCGCAGACCCAACCGAGCCACGCGCCTCATCCTGGCCGTGTCATATTCGCCTCGCCATGGGATGTCCAAGGGAGTGCGCCCCGCCCCGTGGGCTGTTATGTGGTGGACTTTAGGGAGTAGACTACGCTGGCTGCGTTGCCTGGTGCGCTGGTGCCCCGGCAACGTTGTCGGCGGCGTCCATGAGAGCGGGCAGCTCTGGATCGGCTGGCGCTGCCGTGACTGTGGCATAGTCAAGCACTACCACAGGATAGACCGATAAAGGAGAACGAGCATGGCTACACCTCCCCACAAGACCGACACGAAAGTCGTAGTGCCGGGGCGCCCGCCTGCGTCAAGACCGGCTGACGACCTGCCCGAGGCCGTCAACGAATTGACCAAGGCCGAGCAGGAAGCGGGCAAGCTGACACTGAGAACTTTCGATCAGCGTCTCAAGGCCGAGCAGGATGTCGGGGAAAAGCTGGTGGCGCAAGCCGCTGCAATCGACAGGGCGAAGAGGCCGAGAGCGCCGAAAGAGCTGCCAGCGCCGAAATCCAACCCGCTGCACGGTCACTCTCGAGAGTAACTTTTCGTGGCTACCATAATGATTGCCGATTTTGCGGGCATGAACCCGTTGCGGGACCCTGTTCTGCTGCCGGACAACAATGCCCAATACGCCGACAACGCCTGGCTCTATCAGGGCCAGGTGCGCGGCTTTCGTCATGGCACGGACATCTACGACACCAAATACGCCGACACGCAGCAAATCTATCGCATCCCCATAGACCTGTCTAATGTGATGGACTTCACCTCCACCGGGTCCTACTGGCTGGAATTTCCCGACCCCTTCATGTCGGTGATCCGCAATCCCACCGTCGGCGACCAGTGGAACCGTTATTACTTCTTCCCCAGCGATCAGTATGACTCGGCTGGCGATAACCCGAACTGGCCGCTGGCTTCGCCGGGGCCGAGCTACAACACCCTCGACAATCTCATTGCCGGAACGCCGGGCTTTGCGCTTGGCATTCCAGCGCCGACCGGCGGCGCCCCCACCGTCGCGCCCCCTGCCGCTACTGGCAACACCGAGGAGACTCGTGCCTATGTCTATACCTACGTCAGTGCTTATGGCGAAGAAGGGCCGCCGTCTCCCGCTACTACGGCGACCGGCGATCCGGCAGGGACCTGGGTGGTCACCATCCCGGCGCCCGCCGCAGTCGATAACACTGGACGCGATATCGCCACTACCAGGCTCTATAGGACGGTCACCGATACGCAGGGCAATGCCAGTTATTACCAGGTAGTCGAGGTGCCGGTCACTTTCGGCACTGATATCGTCATTAACGATAACTACGACACCATCACCGCCAATAACATCCTGCCCACCATCGGCTTCACGCCGCCCCCTGCCGGGTTGCAGGGCGTGGTGATGATGGCCAACGGCATCGCGGCGGGCTTCACCAACTCGCGCGAGGTGTGGTTCAGCGCGCCCTATATGCCGCATGCCTGGCCGCCCTCCTACGCCCTGACTGTCGATTACCCGATTGTCGGGCTGACGGCCAATGGCTCGTCCCTGAACATCCTGACGCAGGGCTCGCCCTTCATCGCCACCGGCCTGACCCCCGACACCATGACCATCGGCAAAGTCACCGCCAATGAGCCCTGCATCGGGCGGGGCTCCATAGTGGCTTCGGGGGAGGGTGCCTATTACGCCTCGCCCAACGGCGTGCAGCTGCTGAACACTGGCGGCACCCAGAATATGACGCAATCCATCTACGAGAAGGAGTTCCATAACTCGCTGGAGCCGCAGAACTGGGCTTCGGGCCGCTACAGCTCTGCCTATGTCTCGTTCGTCAAGGGGCCGCCGGTCGGCGGTGACCATGGTGGGTTCGTGATTGATTACTCTCAGGGTAACAACATGATCTTTACCTACCTGCATTTTACCGACGAGATCGTCAACGCCATGAACGACGAGCTGTCCGGGCAGTTGTTCGCTTTGCGTTCTGACGGGGCGGTGATGCAGTGGAATCCGCCGGTCGGAGCGCCGGGCACGACGACCCTATGGGACTGGGAGTGGCGCTCCAAGCAGTTCCGCTTCCCGCATCCGCAGCAGTTCAAGGCGTTCACGGCGATCTTCGATATCCCGCCCGAGGTGCAGATCACTTTAGGACCCCGCAATACCGACCAGAACCAGGTGTTCGACCCGACCAGTCAGTATCTCACGCTGACGGTGTTCGCCGACGGTAACCAGATAGTCGTCCGCGAAATCCAGAAGTCCGGCGAGGTGTTGCTGATTCCCGGCGGCTTCAAGGCGACTCTGTGGGAATTCTATTTCCAGGGCCAGATCGGCCTCAAGCACTTCAAGGCGGCGAGCAGCGTCAAGGAATTGAAGGCGATGTAATGGCAAAGTCGATCTATCCATCCATCCCCATGCCGGGGCTGACGTTGAATACTCTGGCGCCAGCCGTCGAAGCCTTGCGGCAAACGGTGAACCTGATCATCCTCAACGGGCTGTCGCCGAATCCTGGCTATACGCCCTCGGAGACGGCGCAGGTGTTCGTTACTTACGCCGCTCTGACCAAGATCGGCGTCGTCGGGCCGCGCGGGCCGCAGGGACCTCCCGGTGCGCCGGGCACGCCGGGGATCGGCGAGGCGCCCAACGATGTCAATACCTATGGCAGGCATAACCTGAACTGGACGCAGGTGCTGACGGCGCTCAACCCGGTGCTCTCTGCTTTGCCGGTGAACGCCGCCAGCGATACGGCGGCGGCCATCGCCGGGGTGCCGGTTAATGGCATATACCGCAATGGGTCTGTGCTCATGGTGCGTGTCACATGATCCGCATCAACGACCTGCACGCCATCAGGCTGATCGCCATGGCGGCGGAAGTCCAGTTCGTGCCCAAGCTGCACGCCTGCCTGGCGCGCTATTCCAAGGAGAAGGACAGCTTGTTAGGTGGCGTGCTGTTCACTGACTTCCGGGGCGGTTCGGTGGTCATGCACTGGGCCGGTTTCCACTCCAATTGGATATCGCGTTCGCTGATCTGGCTGAGCTTCGACTATCCGTTCCGGCAGTTGAATGTGAACAAGGTGTTCGGGCTTACTCCCGAGAGTAACATCATAGCGCGCAATACGGCTTTGCGCTTTGGCTTCAAGATCGAGCATGTCATCGAGGGCGTCTTCAAGCGTGCCGACGGCTTCAACAACCTCTACGTGCTGGGCATGCGCAAGGAAGATTGCAAGTGGTTGGACATGCCGGTGCCGGTCATCGAGTGGGCGCCTTTGGCTAGGACCAGCAACGTCGACCGGCTGTGGACGCAGATGCCATCGGAAATGCGGCACTAGGAGGATAAGATGGGCGGCAAGGGCGGCAGCTCCGATATGTCGGGCATCATACAAGCCGAAGCCTCGGCGCAGGCTGCCGACATGGCCTACCAGCTGGGTGAGCAGCAGTTCGTCTGGTCACAGCAGGTCTGGAACCAAGAACAGCCGTTGATGGATCAGAGCACGCAGGCTCAGATCGATATGTATCAGGCGATGGCGGCCTCGCAGAACCAGGCCGCGCAGGAAACCGCCAATCAATGGCAGGACTACGAGCAGACCTACGCGCCGCTGGAGAAGGAGTTCGTCAACCAGGCGGAGAACTGGGCTTCGCCGAGTAATACTGCGTTGGTGCGCGGTCAGGCCATGAGCGACGTGGGCGAGCAGGGGCAGGCGGCGCTCAATTCCGCTGCCGAGACCTTGCGTGGCTACGGCATCAACCCGTCCTCGCCGCGCTACGCCGGGCTGTATCTCAGCGAATCGCCCTTGCTGGGTGCCTCCGAGGCGGCGGCTGGGACGACGGCGGCGCAAAACCTGAAGCTCCAGCAACTGGGCCTGGAGAGCGGCGCCATCAACACCGGGCGCGGGCTGGTCAACGCCACCACGGCGCTGACCACGGCTGGCACGCAAGCAGGCTCGGGGGCGTCGCAAGCCGCTTCCGGCGCCGGGCAGACGGCGATGAGCAACGTGCAAGGCACGACGGCGGGAGCGGGGGCGACCTCGAACCTGTTCAATGCCGGTTCCAACGCCATGAATTCCTACGTCAACGCGGTGAACGGCTACAACCAGACGCAAGCCGAGTTTGCTCAGTCGCAGGCATCGGAGATGGGCGGCCTGGGGTCGGCGCTGGGCGGCATTACCGGCTTGGCCTTCATGAAATCCGACGAGCGCGGCAAAACCGATATCAAGCGCGAGGGCACGGATACCCGGACGGGTATACCGCTCTACAGCTTCCGCTACAAGGAGGACCCGAAGTCCTACCCCAAGGTGGTCGGCCCGATGGCGCAGGACATCGCCAGGGTGGCGCCGCATCGGGTGGTGGCCATCCCCGGCTCGCCTGGCGGCAGGCTGGCGATCCGCTTCCAGGACGGCGGCGATGTGGGAGGGGGTTCCGATCCGCAGTATACGCCGACGCAGGGCGGCGGCCAGAGCGGCGCTCCGGGGCAGGCGATCCCGCCAGCTCAGATGCCCCCCGACGGCACACCTGGCGGCGCGGTGCCTGCCTACGCTTCGCCCAGCATGGGGCAGTCGAGCGACGACGTTCCGGCGATGCTGACTGCCAACGAGTTCGTCATCCCCAAGGACGTGGCGACCTGGGTCGGGCACAAGACGCTGGCGGCGCAGATCGACAGGGCGCGCAAGGAGCAGCAAAGCTTCTCGCAGCGCGACGATATCGGGGGCGAGCCGACGGCGGCGATACCGCAGCAGCCGACCTTCGTCTCGCGCCCGTCGCAGGCATTGGCGATCCCCGGCGGTTCCGGGCGTGGGATTTAACTCTCGAGAGTAACGGCCATGGCATCTACACGAGGTAGCAAGGGAACTCATTACGGCTCGCTGGCCGGAGGGTTCATCAATGGCCTGCTGGCCTCGCTCAAGTATGGCATGATGGCCAAGCATTACGCCATGATGGATGCCTATTATCAGCATTTGATGGATATACAGGGTGCCGGCACAGCGCAGAACCAGGCTGACTTTAACCGGGGCAAATACGGCTATAAGCCCCCGGATGAGGGTGGCGCTGGCGGGGGCGCTGCTGGCGGCGGCGGTGGCGGTGGCGCTGGCGGGGGCGGCTTCATGGATTCGGTGGCCACCATCGAGAGCGGTAATAAAAATATCTACAGCGGCGTTGATAAGGATTATCCCAACGAGCCTAACTCGCGCAGCCAGGGCTTCTTCCAGATCGACAGGCCGACTTGGCAGCAGTTCGCCCAGAAGGCCGGGGTCGATATCACCAAGTATCCTTCGGCGATGGATGCGCCGCGCGGGGTGCAGCAGCAAGTCGCCGAGACCATCCCGCTGGCGCGCTTCGGGCCGCGCACACAGAGGATGCTAGCGGACAAGTATGGCACGCTGGACAAGAGCAAGTCGCTGGGCGAGCTGGCTAGGGGGGTCGATAAGCCGGGCACGCAGGCTGCTCCGGCTGCGAAGCCAGCAGCACCGGCAGCAGCGCCAGCAGAACCGACTGCGCCGACTGCGCCGACGCCTGCCGCAGCAAAGCCAGCTCCGGTTACGCCTCCGACCACGACCCCGACCACGCGGCCAGCCCCGCCGACTCCTCCGACACCGGTTCCCGCCGCCGCAAAACCGGCGGGACCGACGCAGATGGCCGAGGCAGAGCAACCCATTCAGCCTGCCATTCCCGGCGCTGCCGCTCCTGCGCCCGGCGAAGCTCCTGCGCCCGGCGAAGCTGCGACGCCCCCTCCTGCCGATTACGCCTCCGCGTCCGGTTATGGACCAGACGGTAAGTGGGGACCGAACCCGCCCCTGGCAGAGCGCTCGCAGCAGCCCGATCAGGTTACTCCCGCGAGTAACACCATGCCGCCTCCCAGGTTGCCGATGGAAGACCCAGCCATGGACATGATGGCCATGGGCGACGACAATACCGATGTGAGCGGCGCTATGGGCATGGCGGCGCGGCGGGGCGGCGTGGTGCGTCGCTACCAGCGGGGCGGCAGGGTGATGCGCTACCAGGACGGCGGCGACGTGCAGGACCCCGGTGCGACTTCCATGGGCATGCCCCCTGCCCTCGGCGGCGGGGGTCCGCAGCAGGTGCCGCCCATCTACTTCAACCCGGCCACCTACGCCGCCGCCGGGGCGCCGGTAGGCAAGGGCATCAGTGCCACTTCGGCCCCGACCTATACGGCTGGCGCCATCCCCACTCTGCCTATGCAGAGAGGCGGCGTGGTGCAGGGCTATGCCGACGGCGGCGATATCGAGGATGTCAGCGCCGGAGGCGGCGACATGCCGGATACCTCCTACGAGGACATGACCTTGATGCAGCGCGGGCAGGGGGCTGGCGCCGCTGCCCCCGATGTGCTGTCGAGCCTCGACTACCATCCGGCTGACAGCGCTGGCGCTCCACCTCCGGTGCAGCTGGCCTCTTCCAGCATCGGCGGCTTTACCGGCGTGGGCTCGCTGGGCGGCGGCATGGGACGAGGTGGCGGCGGCCTGCGCGGCCCCCGGCCCAGCGCCGGAGGGGGTGGCGGGCGTGGCGCTGGCAGCGGCTTGATTTATACCGAGCATCCCGAGGATGTGCCGGACGATCCCAGCCATCCCAATCACCCCGACCATCCCGCCAATGCTCCCGACCTGCCGCCGCACACGCCGCAGATCATGGACCAGAACGGCAATCCGTCCTCCGGCCTGATCGGCGCCATCGGCGCGGGTCTGCATTATATCGGCCAGACGCTGGGCATCGCGCCGGACCAGCCGAGGGGCGCCATCGCCAGCGACCCTGGCTTGCAGGACGCCCGCCGCCAGTTCGTGAACGGTCAGGTGCCGGGAGCGCCGCAGTTCACCGACGCGGACATGCACAACATGAAGAAGGCTATCGACCCGCATGATACGCTCAACGACCACCTGAGCACCATCGCCGGGCTCGAGTCCTTGTATGACGGGCTGGTGTCCAGGGGGGATGTCGCCAACGCCTCGAAAGTGGCGGCGTCGATCATGATGCAGACGGTGCAGACCTCGATGCGCTACGGCGACGAGGCTTACAAGCGTTTCGGCAAGGGCGACTACCAGGGCTCCATCGACGCCTTGGGCGCGGCGCACGACGCCATCGCCGACGGCACCCTGGTCGGGGGGCACATTGTCGACGACCCCAACTCTCCCGGCGGCTGGGCGGTGGAGGTGTCGGGACATAAGCTCAACGGCGAGGAGCTGTGGCGGCAGGTGGTGGGGCCGAGGCAGATATTGGCGGCAACGCTCAATGCCAGGAACGGCACCACGGCCTGGAACATGTATGAGGAGGCGGCGGGCAAATACGATCCCGGCTACCAGGAGAAGCTGCGCGTGCGCCGCGCCAACACTCAGCAGGAAGCGGTGGACTACAAGGAGAGTATAAAGCAGCGAAAAGCAGATCAGGAGGCAGAAGCGGAGACGGCGGCGCTTAGAAGCATGCGGCCCCCTGTGCCTGGGGCTCCGGTTCAACCTGCAATGCCTACGTCGCCAACGCCGACACCTGCGGCGGCAGCGCCAGCAGCGCCAACAGCGCCAGCAGCGCAGGTTACTCCCGGAGTAACTCCTTCCCCAGCCGCCGCGCCCGGTGACGTGACTACGACGCCCCGGTCTCCCGATAGCACCGGCACTGCCGGGATACCGACGCGGCCAGCTGGCGCAGATACGGCAGCGGGACCAGCTGACACTGCGATACCAAGAGGTCCTACGGCGACCCCGGCAGCGGTGGCGCGACCGCCGGTAGACCAGGCGGAGACGCAGCTCAACAACACCTACAAGGCTAATTTGGACAAGATTCGAACCGACTACGGCTACGACCCGGCCACCCGGACTTTTGCCGGAGCGCCGCCGGTAATGCAGCCGCCCGAGAACTCTCCTAACTACGCCAGCCTTAGTCCGGCTGGTAAGAGATCGCTCGAGGTCGCCTACCAGAACAGCGTCAAGGAGGCGACTCAATGGCAGCGCGACCGTCAGACGGCGATGAATCAGGACATCCAGGCGGCGCAGCGGGACTATTCGACACAGTTCGCCGCCGTCAAGGCGCAACAGGCAGAAGTGTGGCGGCAGGGGCGCGAGGACCGGCGCACGGCGGCGACGCTGCAATCGCAGGAAGCCATAGCGAAGCGGCAGCAGGACGCCGAAACCCGTCGGCAGGCTTATCAAGAGAACCGACCGATGCGGCCCGAGGAGGTCAACAAGATATTCAGCGAGACCTCGCCCCCGGCGCAATATCTGGCCAGGTCGGTGCATACCGCCCAGCCCGACGGCAAGGGCGGCATCGACGACGCCGCGTCCGCTAAGAAATTGGGGGAGACGTTCGACCTGGACGACGGTCAGGGATCACGGCGCATCAATACGCTGGGGGTAGCGCTGCGCAACGCCCAGACATACAACCCGCATATGGGCACGGAACAGCTGTCCAACACCATCGTCGGCATGGCGAACGGTTCGACCAAGTTCCGGGTCAGCAAGACTGCGGTCGATATGGACGGCATGCCCATGCACAAGGTGCAGATATTCCGCGACCCGGCGGACACGGAGCCGACCATGGAGATGTATCTGCCGCGCAACGATGCCGCTGAAATCAGCGCCATCCACGATAAGTTCGCGGCGAAGCAGGGCACGCAGAAAGCGGCGGAATCGCGGGCCTCGCAGACGGAGCGCGAGGGCCAGCAATACCCGATCCCGGCCCTGCCGCCGATGGGGCAGCCTAACCCAGCATTGCCGCTGCAAGGATTTGGGATGCCATAATGGCTGACGACGACGACGGCGATTGGATCACTTTCGATGCGGTGGGAGGCGCGCCCCCTGCCCCGCCTCCCTTGCCTGCGCCTGCGCCTGCCGTTACTCCCAGAGTAATACCTGCGCCTGCACCGGCTCCGGCAGCAAAGCCTGACGACGATTGGGTGACTTTCGAGGCGGTCACGCCCCAGGCCGCCGCCCCGATGTCGGCCTATGAGGCAGCTGGAGGGAGGGCCACTTGGGGCGACGTCGGGCATGCGGCCATGGCGGGCGTCCATGGACTAGCGGCTTCCGCCGCCGGAGCTTATGAGTCTTTGCCGGGCACGCAAGGACAGCGGGGCTTCGCCACTAGCGAGCAGCAGGCGGCGCAGGACGAAGAAGCGGCGATGACGCCTTACAGCCGGGCGCCGGGCTTCTTCAAGCACCCGCTGGTATCGGCTGCCGAGGCCGCGCCCGCCATGGCAGCGCTTGGCGGTGCTGGTGCGCTTGGCTCTGCGGTCGGCGGCCCTGGCATCGGCGCCGCTGCCGGTGCGGCTGCCTTCGGCGCCATGAACGTCGGCGATGTCGCCAACCGGTTAAGGGTGCAGGGAATCGATCCGACGCCGGAAGCTCTGGCCGGGGCCTTCGCCATGGGCGCGGCGGCTGGCGTGGTGCCGGAACTTGGCCTGGCGGGCAAGATCGCCACTGGCGCCATCGCCAAGCGTGTCCTGAGCGGTGGCGAGAACGCCATCATCTTCGGCGCTGCGGGAGCCGGGCAGGAGGCACTGGGGCAGGAGCAGGAGATCAAGGCGGGCAAGCGCGCGGGCTATGACCCGTCCGCCATCCTCGGTGCCGGTGAGGAGCAGGCCGAGTTCGGCGCGGGTATGGGGCTGCTGCACGGGCGCGGCACCGGGGGCGAGGAGCGGGCGCCTGGGGCCAAGGCCATCGAGCAGCACCAGGACCAGACCGGCGGCGCCTTCAGTGTCACGCGCGGCGGCAAAGGTGACTCGCGCAAGCCGGAGGCGCTGGCGGGGGCAGCTCCCGATGTGGCTGAGAAGAGCGGTCCCGCGCCGCCCGCCAGCCCGGTCGCCGACCCCGATATCGCCCTGGGGGCGAAGGGTGAAGCGGTTACTCCCGAGAGTAAGGCCCCAGGAACGGCCCCAGGAGGCCCGCCAGCGGCAGCGGCGGAGGCCCCGGCTACCCCCGTAGCCGCCACGAAAACGCCCGTCCCAGAGGCTCCTAGAGGCTCTCCTGACGAGGCCCTGCAACAACAGCATGCGGAGATGATGGACCCGAAGCACCCGCGCGAGGCGGTGCTCTACCCGCCCGGCATCGAGCCCATGCCGATCACCGAACGCAAAAGCCGCTACGGCAGCACTCCTCTGCCGGACGGCAGCACGCTCCAGTATGACCGCAGCGGGCCGTCGCGGATCACCAAGGCGAAGCTCAACGACGCTATTGACGCGGGGCGGCATGACGAGTATGTTCAGGGAGTCACAAAAGAGCCCGAAGTCAAGCCAGCTGCCGCTGCCACTACACCCCCCTCTCCAGAGACGCCGGAAACGCCCATTGCAGCCCCGCCAGCGGCAATTCAGGGTGCCCCCGCTACCACCCTACCTGCCGACCTGGAAAGGCCGCCAGCGGCCTCCCTAGAGGCTTCTAGGGGCCAACAACCTCCGGTTGCGGAAATTCCCGCAGAGGTTGCAGAGCCGCGTGTTCTCCCTGCCGCCCCAGCCACCGAGCACGAGCGCACCATCATCGGCGAAGCGGCACGGGAGCAGGCGGCGCGGGTGCAGGAGAACCTCAAGGCGCTGACTACGGAGAAGGCCGAGGCTGGCGGCAAGCACTGGACCAAGCGCGAGTTGTCCGATCTGGAGGGCAATAACAAAGCCGCCAAGGAGATCGTCGACAAGCATCCGCCGCCGAAGGCTACCAGGAACCTGTCCGAGGTCAAGGAGCGCGCCGCAGCCATGGTGCAGGAGGCGCGCAAGGCCGGTATCCGCTTCCCCAACGAGTTCGGCGAAGGCACCAAGCACGGCCCCGGCACCATGCTGCTCAGCGAGGCGCGCGACCTGGTAGCCAAGAAGAAGCCCAGCCTGGAGGACTACACGCGCTTCCTGGACCGGGAAGGCATGCTGCGCAAGGAGGGCGGCATGGGGGAGGCGGTGGCGGTGCGCCGGGCCGAGGGTGCCGAGGCGGCAGCTTTGGGGGCGCCGGAAGGGGCTACCGAGGTGGGTCGGGCCGGGGCCGAGCACGAGGTATCGCCGGAAGAGGAGATGCTGCGGCGCGAAGAGGAGGAAGAGCAGGCAAAACAGGAAGCTAGGCAGGCGAAAGAGGAGAAGCAGGAGCCCAAGCAGGGTGAGATGCGCGTCGGCGCCGCCGACGAAGCCAAGGAGAAGGCCCCTGCTTATGCCGCCTTCGGCACCAGGACGGCTCCCGTCATCACACTCAAGCGCCGGGGCGGCGTCAAGAAGCAGGAGATGGAGGGGCGTCCAGGCGCCTTGGTGAAGGGTGCCGAGGGCGAACCGATCGAGGTCGGGTTGGTCCACAGCGGCACTGTCCACGACGTGATGCCAGATAATTTCAAGCCTGGAGATTACTCTCCAGAGTTACGCCCGGCGATGCAACGGCTGGCCGACAAGGTGGGCAAGATCACCTGGAACGTGCCGGTGCATTTCATCTCGCACGAGGATATGCTGCGCACCTTCGGCGAGGCGCATGGCCTGTATGATCCCGATGCTGGCCATATCCTGATGAATGCCGATGATCCGGGGCGCAACACTCTGCTGCATGAAGCTTTCCATGCCGCTACCACCATAGCCTTGAAGAAAGACCCCGAGTTGATGCGGGCGCTTACTGATCTGCACCAGGAAGTAATGTCCAGCAAGGAGATGCAGAACATCACGCCGGAATGGAAGGAGGTGTTGTCCGACCCGGAAGAGTTCCTGACCCGCCTGATGACCGATGACATGGTGCAGAGCAAGGTGAAGGGCATCAAGATCAGCCGGGAGCTGGCGGATCAGTTGCAGGTGCCTAAGTGGCGCAAGGCCACCATGTGGGAGGGCGTCCTGTCGCTGATTCGCCGCGCCCTGGGCCTGGGGCCGCGCGACACCAGCGCCATTGAGGCGGCGATGGCGGTGACCGAGTTCACCCTGCACAAGAATCTCCCCGCCGAGGCCATGGGCTTCGCGGCGCGCTGGCGCAGCGCATCATGGACCCGATATCGAGGCGCGAGGACGAGGAGCAGGCTGGCGGGCGTTATGCTGATCTGGGCCAGCGGGTGGGCCGCACGGCACTGGACGCCATGTCCGAGGGCAAGGCGAAGCTTATGAAGAATGCGCCGCGCTTCATGAATGGGGTGCAGCTATCACGCTGGTTCGGGCATTTGTTCAGCGACGAGAAGGGGAATATTATAGATCGGGTGATGGAGGTCGGGCGCCGCAAGGGCGTCGAGATGAACAAGTTGCGCGAAGCCGATACGGATATGGTGGCGCGAGCCAGGATCAACGCCCAGAAATACCAGGGTCGGCAGGAGGACTACGGCAGATTGCTGGATGCCTCGACCAAGTTCCAAATCGACGCCTCCAAGCCGTTGGACTTGAAAGGCAAGCGGGCGGCGGAAGACAGGGGGATGGATGACTGGCAGAGCAATGCCAAGTGGGGCGAAGCCCATGAGCTTTATAATTCCATGCCAGAGGAGATGCAGAAGCAATATCGGGACGAGATGAAGTTCTATCGCGATAAAATGAAGCAGATGGCCACGACGCACATTGACGCCGTGCTCGATAATTATCCGTTACCCGCCGGAGTAACCCGAGACGAGATACGAAATCGGATCATGAAGGGCACACTGCTCCCTGCCGATGAGGAGCATTACTCCAACCTCAAGGCATTGGGTGAGTTGCGCAGCGCCAGGAAACTTATCAGAGGCGATACGGTCTACTTCCCGGCCTACCGTGACGGCAATTATGTGGTCACCGGACGCTATGCCATGCCGGACGGCGGCCATGACACCGATGTCGGCGGCAAGGCGCTCCCCGATAACATCCGCGAGTTCGACACCCGCAAGGAGGCGCACGACTACGCTACCGGCACCCACATGCATGCCGACAATGACGCGGTGCGCTATGCCAAGGACACCGGCGAGAAGCTGGTGGGCGCTTTGGCGCGTGAGCAAGCCGAGGACCCGGCGCGCGGCGGCGCTGCCAACATCGCCACCCGCTACCAGGTGGTGCTACAGCGCGAGCACACCGAGATGCACGACTCCATGGCCAAG